GTAGGTGAAGATATAGTCTAATCTATATAGAGATATATAGCAGTCTAAGGTGGTACTTAGAAACTGGTTTAAGTTTAACGAACTTAAATTGCCTAATTTTGTTTCTTACCTATACGAAAGAATTAGACCATCTTTCGTATAACTCTTTTTTACTATTTTTAGTAATCTTATCTTTTTTACTAATGTTGTCAAACCATGGAATCATTCTAATATTACTTTTAGAACCTATAATTTGTGGTAAAATGCCATCATTAAATCCTTTTGATATAGGAAATATGTGATCAATGTGATAACTATCTTTATTAAATGCATGATTACCTCTTTTATCTGCATTACTTAAATCCTTGTAATTTTTCTCTGTTAGTTTTTTAACAATATATTTGTATTGTTCATAATCGGACTTGTCCTTTAGTTTAACCCATTTACCGGATTCTTCATTTGTTTTTCTATGGGCTATTTTTTGGTTTTCTTTAACACCTGGTATATCCGCAACTTTTGTAACACCATATTTTTCCATCAATGTTTGCTTACCTTTTTCTGGATTATTATAGTTTTCATTACCATACTTTTTAAGTTTAGTTTGTTTTACTTTGTCTATATTTACAGAATATTTACCAGCACACTTTAATGAACAATATTTTTTATACCCCTTTCTTATATTTACAAACTTTGTTTTATTTCCACAATTACATATACCAGATGGGTCAAATACAGCAGTATTTAGGACAGAATTATTGTCAAAAACTTCTATTATTTTATATTTAATTGTAAAATTATAAAATTTTTCTTTGTTTACAAAATATTTACTATATTCTTGCCATATTTCTGGATGATATTTCGAAACCCATGATTGCTTAATTCTTTGGGATTCTATATACCCTTTAGAATTAAACATATTTTTAATAATAAAATCTTTAAGTTTTTGCATTGTTAACCCTTATAAATAATGTGTATTTATTATAATATATCATTATTGGTCTTTTGATATAATTATTTTATTTATAAGAAACAAATATGTAACATTGCAGGACACATCGCAGGTCTTAGAGCACAAACAAGTACAAACAGAGCAAGTTGGTGGGCATCAGCAGGTCTTGAAAGAGGTCAACTGAAAGGTATTACTAAATTAGCATTTAATCCAGACAATGGTAAAAGAGATATTCTTTACAAAAATGGTTTAAATCCAGTCGTTTCATTCGCAGGACAAGGAATTGTTATGTGGGGTCAAAAAACTTTACTCGACAAAGCATCAAGTTTTGATAGAGTTAATGTTCGAGGTTTATTTAACACGCTTGAAAGAAGTCTTTCTAAAATGGCTAAATACCAAGTAATGGAATTCAATGATACATTTACTAGAAATAGAATTATATCAATGATTAAACCTTATTTAGGTTCAGTTAAAGCAGGAAGAGGAATTCAAGATTTCTTAGTAATTTGTGATGAAAGTAATAACACACCAGATGTTATTTCTAGAAACCAATTAGTTGTAGACATTTTCATTAAGCCAACTTATGTTGCAGAGTTTGTACAATTAAGATTTACAAACGCAGGCACAAATAGTTTCTCCGAAATTATTGGCAGTTAATATTAAGAACCCCCGGGTTCTTAATAAAATATTGTATTATTTAAAGTATTATATTACTTATAAATATTGTAAATAATACAATCATAATGATTAAAAGGGATATTAATGTTAGAAGCAGTTAAAAGTTTTTTATTTAAAAAGGAACCAGAAGTAGAACCTTTAGTACCAGAAGAAAAAGTAATAAATGATTTTCAAGATTCAGATGTATATAGTACAGGTGCGTTTTTTGATGATGATTTTAGTTCTGTATTCAATGCTAGAGACAAAACAAACCAACTAGAAGCACAAAAAGCAAAAATTATGTTATATCGTAATGCTGCTAAAACAGAAGAAGTATTTGAAGCAGTAGACGAAATTGTTAATGAAATTGTTTATACAGAAACCGGAGAAGTGTTAAAATTACAACTTAATGAAGAAAATGATACAATTCAAACAGCTATTGAAAATGCATTTTCAAAAATTACAAGTATTATCAATACTGAAAGAAATATGTACAATATTGTTAAACAATCTTATACAGATGGTCAGTTAATTTTTCATTGTGAATATGAAGAGAACTTATCACAAGGTATTAAAAATATTAAGATGATTGAACCAATATATTTTTACTATGATAAAAAGAAAGAAGTGTACAAATATCACACAGCAGACAAAAGTTTCTTACAACACTCAAATATAGAAAAGGGTATTACATATCCAAAAGAAGAAATTATTCGTAACACATTTGGTATAGCAGAGGGTAATATAAATTTAAGTTACCTTGAGTATGGTATTAAAAGTGCTAATCAATTAAAAACACTTGAAGATTTATTAATACCTATGAGATTTTCTCGTTCAATATCAAGAAGAGTATTTAATGTTGATACAGGGGAGTTAAGTCCTACTAAATCTGAAGCAGCAATGCGTGAGATGAACAAAAAATTTAAGTACAAAAAGTTTTATAACACAGAAACCGGGGAAATATCTAATCAACAACATATTACCTCAATGGTAGAAGATTATTGGTTTGCTAATAGAAGTGGTGGTAAGGGTACAACTGTCGATGTACTTGATGAAACAGGTAATCTTGGGGAAATAAATGATATTTTATATTTTCAAAAGAAATTATACCGTGCGTTAAAAATTCCAGCAAGTAGAATAGCAGGTAACCCAGATGCTGATGAAATGGATTATGAAAATACAAGTATATCACATGATGAAATGAAGTTTTTTATGTTTATATCCAGATTAAGAAAGGTATATACAGAAATGTTTAAAGAACTACTTAGAAGAGAACTAATATCTACAGGTGTTATGACGGCAGAAAATTATGAAGATTACAAAAACAAAATTAATATAGTTTTTAGTTCAGAAAATGTTTTCCTTGAAAGAATGAAACTAGCTAACTTTAACAACAAACTAGATATTTACGCTACTGTATCAGAATATGCTGGTAAATTATTTCCTGTTGAAACAATACTTAAAGATGTGTTTAAAATGACAGATGAAGAAATAGAACAAAACTTTGAAAAAATTAAAGAGGAAGAAAGAGATCCTAAATTTGCTAAGTTTTATGTAGAAGATGATTTTTAATCCGCATTAATACACAAATATTGTATTATAAATAATTAAAACAAGGAGTCAATATGTATATTGCAAAAGGTTATTTCGATACAAAATTTAAAAAGAGTTTTAAAAAAGGTGATGTAGTTCCTGCAGAAATCGCAGAAGTATATTTAAAATATGTTATTAAAGAAGGTGACGACGAATTATTAGTTGAAACACCATCAGAAGTTACAGTTACAACAGTTACAGTTGAAAAAGACGAATCAAAAGAAGACGAAATACTTGTTGACGAAGAACCTAAAAAGGTTAAAAAAATTAAAAAAACTGAAGAAAAAACTAAGAAAAAAGGGTTTTGGAACTAATTTTTAGTTAAAACATACAAAAAACAAGTATAAAAGGAATATAAATGATAAGAACAAATGATGACTTAGTTGATTACATTAAAAGACAGTTAGGATATCCGTCAGTTGAAGTAGAATTAACATCAGATCAGATACAAGATTGTATTGATTATAGCATTAAAGAGTTCTCATCATTTGCATGGGATGGTGAACTTGAAGAGTCAGTTATATTAACTGTAGACGGAAGAGGTACATATCAATTACCTGATTTTATTACAAATATTATAGCATTAAAGTCTATCCAAGGGTTCCAAAATTACGGTCAAAATTATATTCCTGACAGATGGTCCGAAGAGTTTTTTAGAGCATTTGAGTCAAATAGCACTGGTATAGATGCAGTTATTTCAATTTCAAATACTTTCACTATGTATGAAAAATATATGCAGAAAGAAATAAATTATTATTTTAATCCTTATAAAAATACAATACAAATTATGGAAGAATTTAGTGGTAATGTAGTAATACATTACACATATGAATACACACCGGATAAAAGGGATAAAATTTATGATCATCAGTGGGTTAAAGATATGAGTGTAGCTAAATCAAGATATACTCAATCAACAGTTACTGGTAAATACTCGCAAACATTAATTGGTGGTGCTACTATTAATTATGATGATATGAGAAGTAAAGCGGAAACTGAAATAGAGGATCTTAAAGAACAACTATTTAGTAAATATGGTGGCCCAGCACCTATTTTAATAATGTAAGGAAAAATAAATGAAATTTACGCAATTATTTGAAAGTCCAGTAGGACAAAGAGGCAGAACAAGTGTAAAAGATGCACATGCACATATAACACCTGAACTAGAAAAAGAGTTTTTTAAGATTATTAAGAAACTAGGTGGTATTCAAGTTGCTAAAGTGATGTTAAATAAAATATCAGTAGCACCTATTAGTACTAGCGATTCTGTTCTTAAAAGATATCAAGACAGTAATTATATACAAGCAGATAAACTTAAAAAATCTAATAAAACATTAAAAGAAGAATTTGAACTCAACGAAAATGAGTATGAAGATATTCTTATTAAAAATAACATTAAAATTAAGTCAAAGTTTGAAACAAAGTTTGGTACAGAATTTCAACTTGCTAAAAAATATGATAAAGAAGATATTAAAAAAGCGTTAAAAGGGTTTAAAGTAACATTTGACGGAAATTCAATTTTCGTAACTAAATAAGGATTTTTTTTATGACATTTAGAGAATATTTAACAGAAGGAAGCATTATATTTGATGCTAAAAACACAAAAGCAGTACAAAAATTTTTAAAAAAATACAAAACATCGATAGAAGATAATGGAAAATTGTCGGTTGAGATAGACGGTAAAGATGTTACTATTTTTAAGGGCGATGTAGTAAGTATTAACAACGGAAAAGTGGTTGTTAAAAAACCTTTCGATAAATAAACAACACATTTTAAGTATTAAATTAATATAAATACTTAAAATGATATTAGGAGATATATATGGCTAACATAGCAAATTTAAAACAAGCACTTGGTGCTGGTGGTAGAGTAAATAAGTACAGAGTTAATTTCTCTATACCAAGCACGGTACCAATTTCGTCAGATTTACAAAATGCAGATGTATTGTGTAAAGCGGCTCAGTTCCCAGGTGTTACAATTACACCTATTGAAGTATTTAATCAAGGAAGAAAATTAGTTATTCCTGGTGATACAGTATATGAAAATACATGGGCACTAACTTTTTACAATACTGCAGACCATGCTTTAAGAAGAGATTTAATTTCTTGGATGAGAAGTGCAGACGATTTTCAAAAAAATACACACAGTGGTAATCCTAATGATGTTCTTGGTGAGTTAAGTGTAACTCAATTAGATTCATTAGGTAAACCAACTGTTACATATACATTTCATAATGTATGGGTAAGTGGTGTTGACGCGGTTGAATTAACTGATGATGCTGATGGTGGTATTCAAGAATTTGCTGTTACATTCAGTTTTAGTGATTGGGTAGTAGGTGACGGTGAATTTTCCGAACCAGCAACAGCAAACGCGGCAAGTACAAATAGTATAGCATAATAACTATACTATTTTAAAAAGGAAATATATAAATGAAATTTATAGATTTATTTGAAAATACAAAATTAGATGATATTTACAACGAACTTAAAAAGGATTATGGTAATAAAAGTGATGTTATACACGCACAATTAAAATCAAAATTTGAAAATAAATATGTCAGATGGTCTAATAAGGAAATGGAATACTTATGGGCGTTATACAAAAAAGACAAATCGTTAAAATAAAGGGATTTTATGAACATTCTTAAAGGTGCAATTAATAAGATTAAAAATTTAGGTGCTAAGGAATTAACACCTAAAGAATCTATGGAAATGTTAAAAAATCTTATTAAAAAAGACAAAGTACCTATACAAAAACACTTAAAGCCTGGTGCTTTAGTAACATTTGTATATAATGCTAAAGATAAAACTCAAGATTTTGATAGAACACCTTTAGTTATGGTATTAAGTACTACTTCAAAATATATGCTCGGATGTAACTTTCACTGGTTACCAACATCAAAAAGACAAGTATTAGTGCAATACATTCTTGACAAAAATAAAAATCGTATTCGTAAAAAATTACCCATTATTATCTCATATAAATCAATAAGAGCAGCAATGAAAAGTATTGGGGCATTTCCAGTAATTAGATTATATATTCGTGGTAGAATGAGTACAACTGGTGTAAGAATTCCGGATGAATTACTTATGCAAGCATCTAAAATGAAAACTGAAACATTTACTAAAGGTAAAGCAAATAGTACAACACTTTGGACTAGAGCAAAACAAAAAGCATTAAGTGCAAAACGAAAATTACTTAGATAATATCTATATTAAAAGTGTTATATACTTAAAAATACTTAAAAAAATACTTTAATGTAAATATAAATATAGTGTAAATAAACAAAAAAGGACAAATATGTCGTTAGAACAAGAAACATTAGACTCTGTGAAAACTAAAAAGTTTACAGAATTTAGTGATGCAGTTAAACAAGAGTTGAAAAATAAATTAAGTAATCATCCAAAAACTAAAGATTATGTATCAAATTTTGATAAAATACAGCAAATGAAAGATTCGTTTGCTAAAATTGCTAACATAAATAGTACGGAAGATTAGTAATTTTTAAATTACATAGGAGGTGTATATGAAATTAATATACGAAGTAGCAGAAGATAAAGTAATTACGGAACAAGTAATTAATGAGGCTAACGGATCTAAAAAATATCTTATTAAAGGTATATTTTCAAGTCCTGGAATTAAAAATAAAAATGGTAGAATTTATCCTAAATCAATTTGGGAAAGAGAAGTTACAAAATACCAAGATGTTTTAAAATCAGGAAGTTCGAATACTTTACTTGAGTTAAACCATCCGCCAAGACAAGATGTTGATATGATGGAAGCAGTTGCTAAAATGACTAAACTATATATTGATGGTGATTATGTTATGGGTGAAGCAGTTTTACTAGATAACCCAAAAGCAAACCAACTTAAAACTTTAATTGATAATGGTATTAAAATGTCAGTATCGTCAAGAGGTGTTGGTAGTGTTAAAAATGGTTTAGTTGAAGATTTTAAACTAATTACATTTGATATAATTCCTAATCAACAACAATCTGACTTAAACGCATCAATGATGGGTATTGTAGAAGGTGTTCTTGAAGGTAAAGAATTTGAAATGAATGAGTCAGGATTAATTACTGAAGTTGAAATGTGTACTAAAGATGAATGTACTCTTTATAATAAAGAAGATATTGTTGAAGCAACTAAACAAAAGTTCAAAGAATTAATGGATAACATGTCTATAAATGAAGCTAAATTACATGATATTATTAGCTCTTTTGCAGACGAAAACAAAAAAGAAGGTAAAGCAATTATAAAATTAGCACCTTATTTAAAAGATTTTGTTTATGGTAAAGATGTTGCAGATGTAATTATTACTGGTAAATTAAATAATACAGAACTTGAAATGTTAGTAAAAACATTTAGAAAAGTTGTAATTATTCCGGATGGTGGTAACACTTTAAGAGTTAAACTTTATTTTTAACTTACTTAAAACTTATAAATAGAGTATAACATAAAAAAATTAGTATAAATATTAAAAAATCAGTTGAAATAGTTCGAATAGATGGTTTTTTGTATTTTTAGAAATATAAATAAATAAGTATTATATACTTATTACTTGTTAATATAACAAGAAAAATTAAAAGGAGACATAAATGAAGTTAGAAAAATTATTTGAATCTTTAGATGAAAAAGTTTTTACTGAAGAACTAAAAAGTAATTTGCAAGAAACATTTGACGCAGCAGTAGCTGAAGCGGCAAAAGTATCTGATGAAGAACTTACAGAAAAAGTAGAAACACTTGCTGAAATCAAAGCTGTTGAAATGATTGCTGAAAAAGTCGAAGACAAAATTTCAGAATTAGAAGAAAAAGCAGAAGAATTTCAAAAAGTACTTGAAGAAGAAGCAAAAGAAAAAGAAGACACATTACTTGACCAAGTAGATTTATACTTAGAAAAAGTAGTAGAAGATTTTATCGCTGAAGCACAAGAAACTCTTGATGAGTCACTTAAAGCAGAAAAAGCAGATATGATTATCGAAGCAATGGATGCAATGATCGTTGCAACAGGTACAGACATTCTTAAAATTTCAGAAGCAAAAGATTCTTCGGATGCAGAACTTAAATTAGCAGAATCAATTGAAAAATATGATGAACTAATGGAAGAACACTTAGCATTAGAAAAAGAAAAATCAGCAATGATGAAAATGGGTATTATAGCAGAAATGAAAGCGGATCTTAATGTTGTTGAAGCAGATAAGTTTGAAAAATTAGCAGAATTAGTTGATTTTAGTTATGATCCAAGTTATGTTACAAAACTTGAAACATTAAAAGAAAGTTTAGGTGCTTCAAAAATCGTTGAGAAAGTTGAAGATAAAAAAGAAGATAAACAAGAACAAATTGTTGAGAAAGTTGAGAAGAAAGTTTCTTTAACTACAGCATTTAGTCACTTAGTTTAATTTAAAAAAGGAGAATTAAAATGAAAGAAATGAACGAACAAATTTTAGAATTAGTTGAGTCAGAAAAATACGCAGCATTGACTGAAGGTGCAGAAGCATCTTATATGGGTATGATGTTAGAAAACGCAATGGACGAAGCTGAAAAAGTACTTGCAGAAGGTACAGTTGCATCAGATGTAGCTACATTCACTCCAATCATTATGCCACTTGTAAGAAGAGTTTATCCAAACCTTATTGCTAATGAACTTTTAGGTGTTCAGCCAATGGCTTTACCAACTGGTTTTATTTACGCACTTACAAACAGATACTTAGGTAACAAAAAAGATGGTTCAGTTAGCCCAACTACAAAAGGTCAAATTCTTGTATTTAGCGCAAACACTCCATCAGTAGGTGATACAGTTACAGGTGTTGACGCAGCAGGCGACGAAGCAACTGCATTAGTAGCTTATGTTGAAGGTAACAAAGTATTAGTTGAAGCAGCAGGTAACTTTTTAGTACCAGCAGGTGATATTTCAGCAGTATTTACAAATGAATTAGCATTTGGTCAAGTTCTTGTTAATTACACAGGTCCAATGACAACAGCAGAAGCAGAAGTTATCGGCGAAGGTATGAATGAAGTTGGTTTTGAAATTGCTCGTAAATCAGTTGAAGCAAAATCAAGAGCTCTTAAAGGTAGATATTCAGTAGAAATGTACCAAGATTTAAAATCACAACACGGTTTAGCTGCTGATGATGAAATTATGTCATTAATTTCTTACGAAGTACAAGCAGAACTAGATAGAGAAATTGTAAACTTTGTTAACACAAACGCAACTCCAGTTGCTAACTCTTTTGCACCACAAAATGCAGATGGTAGATGGGAAATTGAAAAATATAGAACAGAAGTTATTAAAATGAAAAAAGAGTCTACTCAAATCGGTCTTGATACAAAAAGAGGTCAAGGTAACATTGTTGTTGTTTCTCCAAATGTTGTTACAATGATGGAAGAAGTTGGTTCATTTAAAACTGCTACAAAAGACAATGGAACTACTCAACCAGTATCTGGTGGTGTTGCAGGAATCTTTGATAACAAATTCAAAGTAGTAGTTGATCAATTCGCTACAACAGACTATGCAACAGTTATGTACAAAGGTGCTGATAGAAGAGATTCAATGGGATTCTTTGCTCCATATGTTCCACTTAGTTTCACAAAAGTTACAAACTTTGAAACTGGACAACCAGCAATAATTGCTAAAACTAGATACGCTCTAGAAACTATTCCAGGTGTTGAAACTCCTATCAGTAATGATAGAGCAGCTAAATACGCTAGAAACTTTGGTATTGATTTTACAGGAACTGCACTTCAGTAACCAAAATTAATTAAGATCTTCGGATCTTAATTATATATTAAGTAAACAAATGTTATAATATATTTAATTATTTAATTGTAGATAGATGAATTCCGACCTCACTATCTATAATTAAATAATTAAAATAATTAAAAAAGAGGTCGGACTCAATGAAACACAAAATAAATTACAGATTATTAAAATATCCTCAAACATTCTTTAATACACAAAAATACAAAATATCTGATTATAAAAGATATAAACACCGCTTAATAGCATGGTACTTATTACATGAATATTCAAAAGACCATTGTATTCAACATCTTGCTAAATATACTGATTTTCGTAGAGTTATTAATAACGAATTTAATTTTATTAAACAATATATTACAAAAATATATAATCTTGATATAAACAATTATACAAAACACAATATTATTAATTGTAAAATATGTAAAGTATGTGCTAAACAATGTAAAACAAATAGAGATACTTGTTCTAATAAATGTGCAAATACATTAAAAAACACTAAAAATATATCAGATGGTCTTAAGAAATATTACAAAACAGCAGATTGCACGGAAAGACACTCAAAAATTAAAGACTCTATAATTACAATGTACGATAATATGACTCCAGATGAAATTAAGGAAAAATGTGTTAATAAAGAATTAAGATATACTTCTTTTGATAATTTTGAAAAAAGATTTATTACATTAAAATTAAAATGCAATAAAGACTTTTATTACAATAATAATATTATACCAATAGAATGTGAATGTGGTAACAAATTTACAGCACTAAAATCTACTGGTTTTATACCTATATGTAGAGTTTGCACACCAACAGTTAAACATAAAACACAAAACGACATATATACATTTATTAGAAATATAAGTACAAAACAAATACAAACTGATAATAAAACATTAATAAAACCATTAGAAATTGATATTGTATCAAGTAATTTTGGAATAGAGTATAATGGTATTTTAACACATTCGTTTGGCAAAACAGATAAAATAAAATGGGCAGATAATTGGGAAAATAAAGATTATAATATACATCTCAGAAAAACTGAAATGTGTGAATCTATAAATATTCACTTATTTCATATAAACGAATATGAATGGTTAAATCCCATTAAACAAAATATCTGGAAATCTATAATTGCTAATAAAGTAGGTATAAATGATAAAATATACGCTAGAAAATGTATAATTAAAGAAATATCGTCGAGTGAGGCTAATAATTTTATAGAAAATAATCATTTACAAGGTATAAGAAATGCTAGTATTAAATTAGGATTGTTTTATAATAATGAACTAGTTCAAGTAATGACATTAGGAGTTCCTATGCAACTTAAATATAAAGGGGCGAATCATTATGAACTTATTAGATTATGTTCAAAAATAAATACCACAGTTATAGGTGGAGCATCTAAACTTCTTAAGTATTTTGAGAGAAATTATAATCCAAAATTAATTATTAGCTATGCTAATCGTAGATGGGCTTACAGTAAAAGTACAGTATATAATAAATTAGGGTTTAAATATATAGGAAAATCAAAACCAAATTATGTAATATGTCGTCTTAATAATACAAATGTATATTCAAGACAAAAGTTTCAAAAACATAAACTTAAAAATATAATACCAAATTTTAACCCTACTATTTCTGCAATTAATAATATTGTAAATAATGGATACAGAATATTTCCAGATTCTGGTAATCTTATATTTACAAAAACTTATTGATTATAAATACACTATAAACAGATTTTTGCGGAATCTATTAATTTAAGCTTACATACATTAATCGTTAGACTAAACTAAGTTTAACAACAATATACTCACTCAAACACTCACTCAAACTAATTATATAAATACTAAAAAGTAGGATTATATATGCCGAATTACATACCAGAAGCAGATTATGATAATTATGCTGGGTCAGCAACACATAATGATAAACTTACATATTTCGACTATAATAGTCCGACGGATGTAGTTACAAATATTGATGCTATTAATAATGCTATTCGTAACATATTAATGACAAGATTAGGTTCACTACCAGGTAAACCAGATTTTGGATCAAATGTTATAAATGTAGTTTTTGAACTTATGGATAATACAAGTACAACAGACATATTAAGAAATAGTATTATTCAAGCATTAATAAAATGGGAACCTAGAATATTAATAAATGATGTTGTTATAAAAGAAATTCCAGAATATAACAAACTTATAGCAAACATATCGTACACTTATACTATGATGGGCGGGAATATAGATGCATCAACATCAATTTTATTACATGATTAAAAAAATACAATTAAGGATTATTAAATGGCAGTAGAAGAAGAAATTAAGGAAACCGTACCGTTTTCGTTTGACGAAATATACGATGGTATAGCAGAATTATTTGAAGAAAAAGGATATGATAGTCCTTATGACGGCTCAAATTTAGCACAACTAATTACATCAATGGCATATACTACATCTATGCTAAATGCTAATACTGCTATAAACATTAACGAAACTATTTTATCTCTTGCTCAAAAAAGACCAAATATTATTCAAGATGCTAGGTTATTAGGGTACGAAGCAACACAAAGAATATCATATGTATATGAAATAGAATTAACATTTACAGAAACAAAAACATATAATATACCTCATAATACTAAATTTTTAAGTGGTAGTAATACATATTATTACACAGGTGATGATTTTGATTTTAATGCTAGTGCGGGAGATACTAAAAAGATTTTTGTTAAAGAAGGCAAACTAACTACTTATATCGAAGAACCAGAAAATCTTAGACAAGTAATTGCTAATCAACAATATTTAGATATTCCTTATGAAAATGTTGAATCTGATGGTATCGAAGTATATATTACATATTATCAAGATGATGGTATTTTATCAAACAAAGAAAGATTTTTTAAATCACCAACATTGCTTATTGATGTGGATGATAATCTTTCGAAGAAATTTGTTAGACTAGAAAATATCGATATGGGTACTCCACGAATACATTTTGTAATTAGTAATGTTGGTAATGAAGTTCCAACAGGCGCAGTTGTTGAAATGAATGTATTACAATCAAAAGGTCCGGATGGTAGTACAAAAGATGATTTTAGTACAGATATCGAAGGTGTAGAAATTCATAATTATGAGTTAAGTATTCGTGGTAATAATGTTGAAAGCAACCAATCTATAAAAGATAATGCACCTGTATTACATAATACAGCGTCTAGATGTATTACAGGTAATGATTATGAAGTTATTTCAAAAAAACATAGTGCGTGTCAAGAAGCATTTGTATTTGGTGGTGAAGACGAGCACCCAATGAAACTAGGTAATATATTTTTAAGTTTAACACCAGAAAAAGCGGATAGATCATTTACACAAAATAATGAAAATACATCATGGTATTTAAATGATTTAGAATTGACAGAAAATAATTACCTATTGAATAGCGAATGGGAATCTACTGTTATTGATGTAAACGGAAACATTAAAAATCCAGGAGTTTTAGATAATATTAAAGCGTTAAATTTGCCAGCACTTAGATATAATAGAAGGGACCCTTTGTATATTTTAATAGATTTTAACATATCTATTGTTAAATATGCTTTAAGTTCAGTACATACAGAAGTAAGACAAACTATTTTTAATATTTTAAGTGATTATATGAAAAGTTTGGAAACATTTGAAACTGAATTTTTTAAATCAAATGTTATTAAAAAATTAGATTCTTATCTTACAGATATTACAGGGCTTGAAATGGATGTAAATTTTAGAGTTATGATTGATAAAAATTCTATTAGTAAAGAAACAACACAAGCAATTCAAGGTACAAATATTGTAGATGTTGAGGAAAATTCAATAGTATTGTATTTAGATACACCATACGAAAACATATATGACGACAATGGTAATATGATTATAGATAATTTACCACAAATTAATACAGAAAATTTTATTCCAGGAAAAAATTTAACTGTAGATTTTAGCAATCCATCTGTATTACCGGATACTATTGAAGGAAATACTTTAACAAAAGACAAAGATAGTATAGAATTTCCTGTTTATTTAGGACCTATCTCGTCTAGAGACAATACTATAAATAAAATAGGAATATATACTATTTTTAATGACAGAACAACTTATATTAGAGTTAAACTAAATTCGGATAGTTTTGAGAATGAGTTAATAACTGCTAAATTTATAACATTAAAATATCCTAGTCAAAATATGAAAACATTAAGAAGTAGTATATTTAAATTGAATAGTGTGAAAATTGATAATAAAGAAACAAGTCCAGAATATGAGGAAATGTGATGATTAAAGAAATAATACCCGCTATAACTCCTGATAATATAAAGGATATTCAGTTATTAAAAGATTCTATGGATATTTTTCTTGATTATCTTACTGAACATTCGGATATTTCTATTAATATTAAAAATATACTTGACCAAGATAAAGAACCTATATACGAGGAATTTGTAAAAATTTACTTGAATGGTATATATAATGTTCTTACAAAATCAGAGCATAATGAAGCACTTTATGATAAATTAAAAACTTCATATCGTGCTGCAGGTTTAAATATCGAAGACATAGATCTTAGTGTGGATATAGTCAATTTACTTACTGAAGAATATATACTTACTAATAAAGCATATAAAGAATCAAAAGGTACACCAACAGCAATGGAGTACATTTTCAATATTATTATTAATTCAGGTGTTCAAAACGACTTCCTTGGAGATAATATTGGTAGATTTAAATATTTTGAGGGTGAAAACTTATTTGAGTATCATATTGAAGGTACTATGATTGAGGAAGTTTATAATCACTTCGTTAAACCTTTGGTACATCCGGTTGGATGGGCATATTTTTATCAACGAGTTTTTTATCAATCATTTACAGATTATTTTGACTTAAAATTTGAATACACATTTGGTTATAATGGGCTAGAAGTTCGTTGTATGAATGGTGATATACTTTCAAAAGACAACTACTTAACAAACGAATCGCATCATACACCGCCACAACAATTAGTTGATGATAATAAAGTAGTTTTTATTAATGTAGATCATTTAGGAAGGGGCGACAATTCAACAAAAAGAACGAGAGTTTATTTTGCAAGTGGAGAGTATTTAGAATCAAATAATAACCCTAGAAGTTTAAAATTATTTAATAAACCTAATGAAGACGACAACCCAAATTATAACGAAATTAAAATAAATTATGATGAATTTGATGGTAACTGTGGTTTGTACATAAACTACACAGTTAAAGTAGTTTCGACAGTAGAAGAACAACTAGAATTTCAAGATATATCACATATAGCAAGTACAACAGGTAAAAAAAATGTTGTTGGTGCTGGAAATGTTTATATTGGTGCATCAATATGTGGAGAAGAACTTGTTAATAAAAATGTAAGTGTTACTTATAAATCATACACTGGTGTACACGACGGTGCTGATTATAATAGGTCTTTTAGTGCTGGTGGTATAGATGAAGTTGATGCTAGATTTGGTACATATTGGGATAAAGAACATTTAAGATTTGACGAGTTTAAATTTGACGCTTATTCCAAAAATCCTGTATTAAAAAGCCTTAGTGGTAAAACTGCTAGTGACGAATATGAATGGTATCAAGAATTACAATATTGTAGTATAAATCCAACTACACCATTATTACCCGACGGTAGGGAAAATCACCAATGTAATATGCCATTAGAAGATACATTTCAATATGACCAAAATTGGGATCAACACAAATTAAAATGGGATAATTTTAATTATGATGGGGAGTATGTTACTGAAGAATTTGTTATACACTATGATAAAAATGTTTGGGATACAGATTTATACTTTGATTACTTTCAATTTGATGGTGATTATATTGGAGGAGGCTTCTTTTAAAAAAATATTAAGTGTTTTAAAATTGTATAAATAATATAAATAATGAAAAGGTATAATTAATGACTGAAAAATTTAATGGAGTGCACGGTTACTTTAAAATTGAAGCAATTAAAGATGGAAAAGTAATTGATACTTTTGAACAAAAAAATCTTATCATGGATGAAGCTAGAAAAACATTTGCTAAATATTTAGCAAACATAAACGCAACACCAGTGATTGACAGATTTGTTCTTGGTACAGAAGGACATATTGGCGCGGAAGACGCAGATGGTGGGGATTTATTAGCACCTAAAACAGAAGCAAATGGTTTTACTGCTGACAGAGATATGTTGTTTTCAGAAAGCACAGGTGCAAACGGAACTAATTATGAAGACATTAGATTTACTGTAACAGGTGTATCTGGTGATACAGTAACAGCAGATGATGAAAAAAGTACTGTTAAAACAACTGTAACAGGTACTGATGTAACATACGAAATAATGATTCATAATGATGCATGTAATGGAACAGGGACAATTATTTTTACAGAATGTGCTTTTTACACTGGTACAGAAATTTTTAGTATGAGAACTTTTAAAGGTAAAATTAAAGACGATACTGTATCTTTAAGAATTACTTGGCGGATAATGTTTTGATTAATATGATGAAAGTATATAAAGTAAGTAAATAGGAGACGAAAATGAAAGAATTAATGCCACTTGAACAATTCAAGCAAACACAAACAATAAAATATGGTACAGCAGCAACATCTGCTAGTGCTAACCACGCACCTATTTTTATAAAAGAAGAACTAAATAGTTTATATAATTATACAAAGATGAAATTTAGTGAATTACCATTAGAATGGGATCCGGAAGCGACATACAAAATAGGCGATGTTGTAGCACATAACGGCGATGTATATGAAGCTATTGCAGATAATGGTAATCAAGAACCACCAGGAGTTGCATGGGCACTTTTTGATACTGCGTCTTTAGATTTGGAATTAAAATATGTTCAAATTCATACAGATAAATATATTAACTTATATAATAGAAACTCATATAAAATGATGAGGGCAAACGAAAATAGTACTACTGCTATTATGAGTCCAAAAAATGGTTTAGTTCCTTGGGATGATGGGACAAGTTCTGATCTCGGCACATCTAACCTTAGATGGAATGATATTTATTGTGTAAATGGACATTATAGTAGTATTAATACTGGTTCTATTACAGCAACAACTGGTTCTATTGGTGATTTATCTGGTACTTCGTTGGATTATAATTCAGGTGATATAGGGTCATTAAGTGGTAATGTACTAAATTACAATACAGGAACTATAGATTCAATAACAGCAACATCAATATCTGTAAATTCTATAACAGCATCTGGTAAAATAACAGCAGATACAATGGAAGCAACAACTTTTGATGGTACTTCTACTAGAGCAAAATACGCCGATTTAGCAGAAAAATATGAGTCAGATGTAGAATATGCGCCAGGATCAGTTTTAGGTTTTGGTGGAGACAAAGAAATTACTATTTACAATAAAGGTTTAACATTAGCTGGTGTTGTTTCTACTCAACCAGGATATATGTTAAATAGTGAATTAAGTAATGGTGTTTATATAGCGTTAAAAGGAAGAGTACCTTGTAAAATTATTGGTGATGCTAAAGCAGGAATGTATATTTTAGCAAGTAACGATGGATTAGGTATAGCAGTTGATAATTACTCATTTGAGGAAAGTAAAATATTACTAGGTGTAGCTATTTCAAACTCAAAAGATGGTATTGTGGAAATTAAAGTTTAAGGATATAATAAATGACAAAATTTAATCAAATAGATTTTACAAAATTCGTAGCAGATTACTCAGTAATTAATGGAGAATTGGTGGACGAATTTGCATTAAATTTATCTCCACAACGACTTAAAAAAGAAGTTAATAATATTTTTAATATTGTTAATATTCTTAACGGTAATAGAATATTAAATTGGAATCCAGTAGAATATTATGTGGTAGGAGAATTAGTACAAAATGACTCCGCTGATGATAAATATTATAGAGCGAGAAAAGTGTCTGAAAACAAAAGACCTGATTTATTTCCTGATTTTTGGGAAGAAGCATCAAATAAAGATTATACAGAATATGGTGATTTTACTAATTTCCTTGCTAAAGATAACACAGAACCTTATAGTCCTGCTGGACAATATAATCCAGCAACAAAAGGTTATATTGATTTTGCATTAACTAAAAAATTAGATTTGGAAGCAACAGCACAAGACAGTTATAAATTAAATGGAGAAGTTGTTACAAATGTATTAGGGGATTCATTAACTAAACCAGCATCACAAAAATTAGTCCAGCAAGTAGATAATAAATGTAATACGAAATTAGATGCTGACGAATTTAATGCAACAAATGTTATGGCAATGGTACAAAATGTAGATGGTGCAGGAAGTGGTTTAAATGCAGATTATTTAGACGGACAAAGCTCAGAATATTTTATGAAAGTCGGCACTACTACTAATTTTGATACTATGAAAACTCCAGGGTCATATTTAATTTCGCCTGGTGGAACTGGTGCTCCTGATAGTGTTGGTACATATGCATTAGTTGTTACGGGTACAAATACTTATTTTTCACAAATTGCAACAAGTGTGACAGAAAATAAACTTTATTACAGAAGTTATGTTACTTCATGGAGTGCTTGGAAGGAATTTGCAAGTTCAACTGGTTCAGTTGCAACGGCAGATAAATTAACTTCACCTGTAACTATTGCTTTAGACGGTGATGCAAGCGGTTCTGTTAGTTTCGACGGATCACAAAATGTTACTATTAACACAACTGTTATAAACGATTCACATACACATGACGAAAGATATTACACAGAAGGTGAATCTGACGCTAGATTTTTACCATTACACGCTAAAGCGGACAATTCGGACAAATTAGATAACTTAAACAGTTCACAATTTTTAAGATCTGACATTGGTGGTGTTGTTTCTGGCAATGTTACAATTAATGCTAACCTTTTAGTGTCGGGAAATACAACTTTTAAGACTGGTAGTACTAATATAGAATCTGGATCATTAAAAGTTTCTGACAATAATGTTGAAATAGGTGTATGTGATAATCCTACAGATGACACAGCAAATGGTGGTGGTTTCACTTTATATGGTGCTTCAAATAAATCATTTACATATGATAAAGACGAAAATGCTTGGGAGTCGTCAATAAATATATCAGCAGATTATTTTTTAGGTATTGCTGAAAATGCTGAGTTATTAAATGGGTACGATAGTTCAAAAAATGCAGATGCTAATACAGTAGTTGTAAGAGATAGTAATGGTAATATAAATGGTACTTCTAGTTCAGCAAAATACGCCGATTTAGCGGAATTGTATCCTTCAAAAGAAAAATATATAGCAGGTACATTAGTACAAATTAGTACAAGTGATGATTATGACATTGAAGAAAATGTTGATAATGTGTTTGGTGTTATTTCTGATAAGCCCGGTTTTATTCTTGACGATGGTATTGACGGGTTACCAGTAGCAATGGTTGGTAAAACACCAGTTAGAATAATTGGTAAAATTAATAAAGGTGATAAAATTACTCAAAATGGTAGCGTTGCTATTAAAGCACAACCAAGTGATATTAAAATAGGTATTGCTTTAGAAAATAAATATACTGAAGAGGAATCATTAATCAAATGTTTCGTTCAAGTTCAGTTATAAGGAATATAAAATGGCATTAACGGGTGTAATTCAAAGAAGAGATAATAAAAGTGTTATAACACAAAATCCTCCAAGAGTTGGTGAAATTGTGTATGCTCTTGATACTGAAGAATATGGTTCTTTACAAAATGGCACTCTTATATGGAAAAAATTTGACGATATTGTTAAAAGTGTTTCTGGTAAAATAGGTAATGTAACATTAAATAAATCTGATGTAGGACTTGATAGAGTAAATAACACAAATGATTTAGAAAAACCAATAAACACAGCAACTCAAGAAGCATTAAATAATCATAGTATGTTAATTAACCCACATGGTGTTACTGCTGAATTATTAGGCTTAGGAAATGTGGATAATACATCCGATATGAATAAACCAGTTTCTATAGCAACACAAGAAGCAATTGATAATGGTATTAGTAGTATTACGGATGTAGAAAATGCACTTAAATTAGGTGGTATTGATGCTGATAAATATGCATTAATTGAAAATTATTTTAATAAAACAGAAACACAAGATTTATTAAATCAAAAAGCAGATATTGGCGTAAGTTATACTAAAGATGAAACAGATTCATTAATTGATGAAAAAGCAAGTGCACATGACTTAATGCTAACAGATCAAAAAGTACAAACATTAGAAATATCAAATGCTGGTAAAGCAGATAAAACTTATGTTGATGACCAAGATGATGCATTACAATCTAATATAGATTTAAAAGCAGATCAAACAGATTTAAACACATTAAATGCAACAGTATCAGACAATATAACAAATATTAATTCAAATAGCACTAAAATTAACACTAATATAGATGATATAAATTCATTGAAATTAGGTAAAGCAGATAAAACTTATGTTGATTCACAAGATGCTAATATACAAGACCAAGTTAATACAAACACTAATGATATTGCAAATCTTACTAGCGGAGGTACCACTAAATCATATGTAGATGACCAAGATGACGCATTAGGTGTTAGAATAGACAATTTAGATTCTAAAAAAGCAGATAAAACTTATGTAGATAATCAAGATAATACATTACAAACTAATATAGACAATTTAGATTCTAAAAAAGCAGATAAAACTTATGTTGATTCTGAAATTGATGCTATTGATACTGTTTCGCAGGATTATGTAGACACAAAAGTAGATGCATTACAAAATTCAAAAGCAGATAAAACTTATGTAGATGATCAAGATAATACATTACAAACTAATATAGATTTAAAAGCAGATAAAACTTATGTAGATGATCAAGATAATACATTACAATCGAATATTAATAATAAAGCAGATAAAACTTATGTAGATGACAATGTTTTGAATTTGCAATCAGATATAGACAATTTAGATACAAAAAAAGCAGATAAAACTTATGTAGATAATCAAGATAATACATTACAAACTAATATAGATTTAAAAGCAGATAAAACTTATGTAGATTCTGAAATTGATGATCTAACAGACAATGTGGACGAATTATATGATACTAAAGCAGATATAACTTATGTAGATTCTGCTATTTCTGGTTTAGACGCTAAGGAAGCTGTTTTAGTTGCAACAGATTCTAATATCACATTAAATGGATTACAAACTATTGATGGTATAGAATTAAGTGAAAACGACAGAATTCTTGTTAAAAATCAAACAAATGCTGCGGAAAATGGTATATATTCTGTTAAAAGTGATGATTGGATACGAACAGAAGATGCAGACAATAATCCAGGGTCTGAAGTTAATAATGGTATGTATTGTTTTGTTACAAACGGAACAAATAATGCAAATACTGGTTGGATTTTAAGTGCTACTGATCCTGTTGAATTAGGAACAACAGAATTATATTTTAATATTTTTTCGAATGTAATTATAAATGCTAATGATATATTAACTAAATTAAAAACAGTAGATGGTTCGGGTAGTGGATTAGATGCTGATTTATTGGATGGTCACGATACTGTATATTTTGCACCACAATCAGATACATATACTAAATCAGAAGTGGATGATAGAGTTGCTGATGCTACAATGTCAGATGATGGTATTTTAGATGCTGTAAAAAGAGTTGATGGATCTGGCTCAGGTATTGATGCTGATTTATTAGACGGTCATGATAGTTCATATTTTGTTGCTAAATCAGGCGGAACAATGTCTGGAGATATTACATTTGTGGAAGACCAGCAAGGAATTGTTTGGACCAGAAATACAGACGGTGCTAGTATTAAATTTTATAATACAGCAGATGATGATACTAATAGTAGATTAGAATTCTCAGTAAGAGACAACGGTGACGAATTTTTTAGATGGGTTAATGATGGTGTTGAAAAAATGACACTTAAAGGCGATTTACTAGAAGTACCTAATGCTACTATTTCCGGGGATTTGAAAGCAGGAACTATAACAGAAACATCTGCTAGAAAATTTAAAAAGAATATTACACCTATTGTAAATGCTATGGATATTATAAATAAAATGACAGGTGTTCAATACCAATGGAAAAAAGATTCTAGTAATGATATTGGTTTTATAGCAGACGATGTTGAAAAAGTGTTACCAGAGTTAATTTCGTATGATAACGAAGGTGAAATTCAAGGTATGAATTACTCAAAAATAACAGCAGTGTTGGTTAATGCTTTAAAAGAACAACAAAAACAAATAGACGAACTTAAAAAACTTATTAAATAATACTTATTAAAGGACTTTAATGGAAAGCTTAAAATTTTCATTACCTATATACCCAGATTTATCCGCAGATTATATTGAAAAGGAATTTATTCCTTTTCTTATTCAAAATAAAAACAGCATTTATGATTTATATTTTACCACTAGAATGGCTCCGTTTAACCAAGATGCTATGGGCACAATATTTTCTAATGAAGATATTATGAGTATGATTACAAATGCTATTATTATACAACAAAAAACAGGTATTACAGTATCTGCAGTTTTTAACAATAAATTTATATCGCCTAAAAAAGAAAATTTAGATTTATGGGTCAAAAATTTTCGTATGTTATACAAAATGGGTATTAGATCTTGTACTTTACCATTTACTTCATGGATGATGTTTGGTATTATCCAAAAAGAATTTCCAGAGTTAATAGTTAAAAATACTATTTTAGATTCTCTTGATGAACCAAGACAAGTGTATGATGCTTTTATAGCAGGATATAATTATGTAAATCTTGACAGAAATTTAATGAGAAACCAAAATAAATTAAAAATTATTGACGAAGCAAGAAAAACAGCTGAAAAGAAACTCGGTAAAAAATTGTATTTAAGTTTATTATGGAATGAAAATTGTATAGGAAATTGCCCAATACAAGAAGAACATTATTTGTACAATTCACATAATAACATAAATACTCAAAAAGATGTTTTCTTTAAAAGTTCATTAGCTTGTATTAGTTGTTCTGAGTGGGAAAAAACTGATAAAGCATACAAATTTAAAAAAAGTAATATTATACCTAATAAAGATTTTATTTCTGGATTAGATATGATTGATGTATTTAAATTACACGGTAGAGAATCACATAATGTATTTTTAAATAGTATAGGAATTATTGATAGTATTACAAACAACAAACCTATATATGATGAATTTTTTATGCTTAAAGATAAATTAAATATAACAGATGAAAAATTTGACAGATGGGTAGACATCACTAAAAATTGTAATTTTGATTGTTGGAAATGTAACGAATGTTCGCAATTATTGGAAAATAAATGATAGAAGATATATTACAACAAACAAATAACCAAATATATAAAAAATGGAATATTTGTGGTCTTACTTCTCCAAAATCTCAACATTTTTTAAGTTTAATATGTAAAAATAAAAATGTATTAGAAGTAGGATATTATAAAGGCGCTAGCACTATTCCAATAGCATCAACAGCTAAATATGTTCTTACAGTAGATGATTTGTCTTTTATAGAAAGTGTGCCAGTAAAAATATTAATATTGGTAATACTAATCAAACATTAGAATATAATCTATTGACAAGAAATATAACAAATGTTGATATAATTAATGACAATATTTTTTCCGAAAACACATTTAATAAAATTAATAAAATGAATTTTGATATAATTTTTTATGATGCTTCGCATAAAATAGAAGATGTTTTTAAATTTTTAATGTTATATGAGAAAACTCTAAATAATAAAATACTTATTTTAGACGATTATAATTTTGAAAGTGTAAGAGAAGCAGTAAATTTTTTTATAAATACTAAAAGTAAAGTAATAAAATATAAAAAAGAAATAATAACCAACTCAGAATCATTAAATGACTTTTGGAATGGTATAGGTATTTTTGTATTTGTATAAGGAGTATTAATGGCAAATTTTGTTAATTTTGAAAATAATGCTGGAGAAGAAATTATATCTCCAAACAATAAAATAAATTACAATAAAATAAAGGGAATACCATCCAATTTAGTAGATGCTGCTAATCATAATCACGACGATTTATATACAAGTAAAAATACTATAGAATCTGAGTTTGGTGCTATTATGGATACGGTTGCTTCTTTAACAAAAGCATTAACTATTCGTCCATTAAAAACTAAAGGGTTTTTAAATGGTGGATATAAAAGTTCTTATGTATATGCACAAAGAGTACAAAGATTCAACACAGTAACAGAAACTGGTGTTGAAATTGGACAGATAGGAACTGTTACATCATATTATACTCCTGGTGGGTCATCAGAGTTAAAAGGATATTTCTTTGGATCAAATACATCAAGTACTAGCAATAAGGCTGAAGATGGTAATGACAGAAAAGGTAAGCATGTTGATAATATAGTTTATCTTACTGAAGTTGAAACATATTTAGGTAACATTATGTCACACAATGTTAGGTCTACATTATATAATATATATTCTCAATCTCAATTATATGTATGTGATAGTTCCTCTAATTGGAGTAGTATTTCTGTTGTTTCTGATGCTGTGACAGTATTATCATCTGCAGCATCGCAAAGTACAACAAGGCAAGGACTATCTTCCGAAGATTTTGGATATGTAGTTCAAAATGCAAGCTCAGCGGACAAAACTTCTACAAAATACACATATTTAACGGGTGTGTCTAGTACAGGTACTACACAGCAGATTAGACAAATACCTACAGGATTGTCAAAAGATAAAGATAAAGGGTATTGGATTGATTACGGAACAGCCAATAATTGGCGCATTAATATGGTTAATAATAGTGTTTCTAATGTTGTTTGTTTTACTGAAGGATTTGGGGAAAGTAACTCTCTTGGTTCTGAAAAAGTAGGTTTTATGATGGGTGGTTACGATGGTAAACAACATGGTAAAGTTCAAAAAATGGTATGGGCAACCGAAGCTGCTAGTAATGTTCTTGGTGGATCTTTAGCAATACCACAAAGTTCTGCTGGTATGGCAGAATCATAGGAGAATAATATGGCAAAGTCGGATACATTAATTGTAGCTCTTAAGGACAAAGATGTAACATTATATGATGTAACAAATAATATAAATTTTAATTTATTTGTAAATGTACCAGGTTCATTAGTTTCTGGTCAAGGGCATAATCACGATAATTTATATATGAGAACACCGGAAGTTGATTTTTTATTTAAATACGAAAAAGATAAAGTTGATGTTTTATCAACAAAAATTGAAGTCTTAGGGTATAAAACAGATGTATTAATGAATGGTGGTGGTGATAATAATGACAATAAATTAAGAAATTATAACATTAACACAGAAACCGGAAGTGTTGTAAATGCTACTACACCATTTAATACTGTTGAAGGTACTGGTATTAGTTTTCAAAGATTTGGTTTTTTTACAAATGAATCATCAAAAATAAGTAAATATGATCATTTTACTGTTACACTAACTAATATTAATGATACTAATTTTAATGTTAAAGCATCATTAATAGACTTTGCTGTACAGTCAAAAGGGTTTATATTTGATGGAAATAATCAAATAAATTCATTAAATATTTTACTTAATACATTTAGTGTTAAACCAAATGCTGCTCATAAAGGTAATTTTCGTTCAGGTTTGAGTTCGTTTACTTTTGGATATTTGAAAGGAGTATCTGGTAGTGATGCAGATAAGTTAAAAATTTATAAATATAGTTCGAGTACAATGAGTGGTGTTACTAATTTTAATATAAATAGTGAAGTATCTGGTTTACAAAAAAATAGTAAAACAGGATATTGGATAGGGTCTAATTGTTATAAACACCAATATACTACAGATTCTGTTTCACAATTATTTGGTACAACACAAATAAAATCCAATAATACAGCTAATGACATATTTGGTGTTCTTGTTTCTGGTAGTGATTCTGTTACTTCAAATAAACTGACTTTTAGTACAGATACTTTTAGTACAATGACAGATAATATAACAAATACAACTTCCGCAAGTTATATAGAGGTTTAATATGAAAGTACAACAATTAAAAATAAATAATAAAAATTTACTAAGAGAGGATGGTACCATTGATTGGTTTGATGTTTATAATGTTCCTATTGTAAGTATTACCAATAATAATCATACCCATGATGACAGATATTACAGAATATCAGAAGTAAATAGTAGAATATCATCTGCTACAACTGCTATTGAAGATTTAATAGAAAAAGTAGATTTACTTAACGAAACTACTGGAATATCATTAAATAGCAATGATGCTAGTATTTCTATTCCCGCTTCAAATACATCATTTTCTACAGCGTTTACTATTTCTGTAGGAGTAATTACTCCTGAACCAGAAAATGCTTCTATAATTTTTAATAAAGAAGACTCATATGAACTGCAAATAAGTACTTCTGGTTATCTATCGTATGCTATGCATGATGATTCATCATGGGCATGGATTTACACGGGTATAAAAATTTCATTTAATAAAAGACATATAATCACATTTGTATATGATGGTAACAATAATAAAGTATTAATATATATAAATGGTGGACTAATATACGATTCTACTATAAACGGGTCATATTTAACCAATTCACCTTATGACACACCTACATCAACAGTTATAAATATACCTAGCACTTTAGCTATAAACAATAATCCGTTATTGTTTGGATTAAGAAGTAATAATGCTGAACCGTTAATAAATGGAAAATTTGATACTATTTTAATATATAATAAAGCTCTTTCTAGTAGTGAAGTTAAAACTATTTTAACAGTTAGAGAAAATAATATTAGCAATATTAGTAATTTAATAGCATATTATAATTTTGAAGGCACATCACCACTTACAGATAAATCTGGAAATAACATAACAGCATCTACTACCGGTTCGGTTAGTTATGTTGTACTTTAATTAAAAAGGAATAAAAATGATAGCACACATAGACGAAGGATTAACAGACTTAATTCAAGATAAAAAAACAGTATTATACACACCTAACAATAAAGGCCAAATGCCTTCTTCCTATAATAAAGGATTGATTCCTAGTTCAATACCAATAGATATGAATTGGTATATAGGATACACTAATTTTATTATGGAAGGTTTTAATATGTTTGAAATTTCTGACGAAATTGCCGAAGGATTACAATTTTTTAACACTATTGACGGAGCTAATAAAAGATATGACAAATTTTTTGTTCCTAATGAAAATAATGAAAAATTAACAATTACACTTGATGATGATGAGTTATTTAAACAATTAACATCAAAAAAATATTTAATGGTAGCAGAAGTAAATCGCATATACGATATCAAATTTAAGCAACTTATACAAAAATACGGTGCGGAAAGCAACACATGGAGGATGCAACTTTCGGAAGCAGAAGCTTACATTAAAGATAATAATTCAAATTGTCCAATAATAAAAGCAATTAGCGAATCAAGAAATATAGATATAGTTGATGTTGCTAATGATATTATTTTAAACAACAATAAATATATTACAGCAATAGGAAGTTTACTTGGATCTAAATATTCCATAAAAGATTCGATAAATGGTTGTAGTACTAATGCAGACCTTATAAATATTTTAGATACACTAAATACAATATAAATTAAAGGCAAATAATGAAAAACGAAATAGAAAAACTAATTAAAAAACAAAGTACAACAATGTCTAAATATCAAATTGACAATTTTGTTATTAATGATAAAATGACATCATATAAAATACTAAAACAAATATTATTAGAACTAGGTACTAGATATTCTGGTTTAGAAGATTTAGAGTTAGATATTGAAAGTGCTGATTTAGAATTAGAACTTCTGGAGTCTGAATTAACAGATATAACAAAAGATTCCATTGAATATAAACTAAAAAAAATAGAAATTAAAAAACAATTAAAAGCTATTAAAACATTGTCTAAAACATTATCTAATTATATGTATGAAATTAAAATTTTAGAAGATAATTTTGCTAAAATTAAGGAAATAGGAGACCCGGAAACAATTCTTAATGATGAAAAGGGTGAGGAAATTTATTGGGTTAATAAATTCGTAAAAGAAGCACAAATAGATATTATGACTTCAGGAAGAATAGGTAAAGGCATTTTAGATGCTATTCTTATGTTAGACGAAAAATTACAAAAAACAATTATAGATAATGCTATATCACAAGCAACTTTATCAAACTTATATTTGAGTAGTGTTGAAAATGAAGTTATCTCTAATATAAAAGAAATAAACAAACCGTCTCTTATGTTAAATCAGTTGGTAGAAGAAACTAAAGTATAATGTCACTCATACTGTTAAATCAGTCTTATGTATTATACATTTTTTTCATAATGGTTATAAGTGCTGTTATAAAACATAATGGTGTTTTTGATGATTTGTTTTATATTATATCTAAATACATAAAAAGTAAGAGAGTTGTTATTTTTTTAATAAGTTTAGTTTCTGGAGTATTGCCCGTTCCTGGTAGAGTTACTGTTACAGCAGGAATTTTAGATACAATAGCTCCTTCAGATAAAAAGAAACGGGCTAAGTTTGGAATTATAGATTATCTTAGTACACATCATTATTATTTGTGGTCGCCTTTAGAAAAAACGATAATAATACCAATGGCTATGTTAGGATTGAGTTATGCTGGTGTTATTACTTTACTTGCACCCTTGCTTATTTTTAGTTTATTATTAAGTTTTTGGTATATATTTGTTACTACAAAAGAAGAAGACATTGTACTAAATATTAAAAAAACATCAAATAAAGGTATATATAACATAGTACCATTTATTTTAGGTATTATAACAATAGCATTTGGAGTAAATCCTGCACTTGTTTTTAGTATTATTTCAATAACATATTATATTTGGTTTCCAACACCAATAAATGTTATTTGGAAAAATATAAATGTTAAGTTATTGATTTTTGTATTTTGTATTTTAGTTTTCGGAAATTATGTACACTTACATACTGACGAAATTAATACTTTTATTTCTACATTACCATATTCTATAAACACATTAATAGGGTTTATATCTGTGAGCATATTATCTTTTGGTAGTTCATTTTTGTTAGGAAGTAGTGCAAGATTTACCGGGTTAGTTTCTATATTATCACTTGCATTTGGTGTACAATATTTTGTGTACTTTTTTGCATTAGAATTTAGTGCTTATTTATTATCGCCCGCTCACAAATGTGTTATTATAGGTAATATGTATTTTGGTACAAAAATTAAGGATTACTACAAAGTTTTAATATTTTGGAGTTTTGGATTAATATTATTAGGGTTAATAACTTTAATTTAAAAAAAAAGGAATAAAATGAAAATTTTAATGTTGATGTTGCTATCAATATCTATTTATGCAAAAGATTACACGCTACCTCTTTTAAACATAACTTCTTCTGCTTTTAAGAGAAACACATTATTTTATAATAAGTTAAAACAAACAGATAATAATGAACATGCTGAAAGAGTTGTCCAAATACAAGAAACAGCAGTTGGTTTTAGACAACCAATTTTTAGAGGTTTGCAAGGCGATCAAATACATTTAACAGTCGATAGTATGGATTTTACTAACTCTATGTTTAGATCTGGACCTAATCAGTATTATTCCTTTATTCCAAATGAGTTTGTTTATCAAATCACACTAAACAAGGATATAGATGATTTAGGTAATAACTCATTTGGTGGCACAATAAACAGAGATTTAGGGTTTTTGAGTACAAATACTAACATAATCCGGGTAGAGAACTACATTTCTGGTGGTAAAGTGTTTAGTTCTTACCAAAATAAAGATTTAAAAATAGGTGCTTTATACAAAAAGATTAATTATATTGAAACACCGAATGGTAAACAAGACCATACTAACTACAATCAAAAAGGGATTTATATTGAGAAAAATAAGTATAAATTAATATATACTAGAAGTGATAATATTAACCGTACAGATAAGTTTTTAAAAGGCAAACCTAGAATTTATGATAAACAATATTACCTTGGTATATTTAAAGATTTTAAAGTAAACTATGATTATACAATTAAAGTTTCTTACCAAAACTTTTATGAAAATATTAATAACCCTAAAAAAGATAACAAAAGACTTGATAAATCTAATACAAATGTGTATCAACTTCATAATGAGTATTACATTTCTGATAATTTAATTTTAACAACTAAACATAAATGGGAAAATATAGACTATAAAAAATATGGTACTACTGAAAAGAATTATAATGTATATGATAATAGTGTTGGATTAAATTATTTTCAAAATTACGCAGACTTTAAATATAGTGTTAGTGTTAATGCTGATTATGCTACAATAGCAAATAAAGATTTTTGGAATGTTGGTGCTGGTGTAAAAGCAGAATATAATAATGTTTATATAAGTGTATCACAAGGTTACAAATATCCAACTATTTACAATCTTAATGAAGCAATTTCCGATAGTTTATATGAAATACCAAATCCAGATCTTAAAAAAGAAACAAGTATTAAAACAGAACTAGGTTATTCAAATTCAATACAATATTTAGAATATCGTAGTACTGTTTTTTACAATCGTTTAAGTAATATGATTGTAAGAGAGAAAACAAACCAATTATCACCAGACGGTTCCAATATGTTTAAAATAACAAATGCAAATAATGGAAACATATATGGTGTTAATACAAACTTGGTTTTTGATTATAATAATTTTATTATAGACTTTTTTGCAGAGTACACATACGGCAAAACAAATGTTGATTATATTTCAAAATTAACTCCGTTTCGCACAGATACAAGAATAGAATATAAATCGTTTAGTATAACACATAAATATGCAAAAAAATCTAACACTTTATCTAATGCGGATAAAAAAGACATTCGTATTAAAAATCATAATTATGGATATAACCAATTTGATGTAAATTACATTTACTGTTTTGAAAATAAAAATACCTTAAAATTTTCTGTTAAAAATATTTTCAATAATACAGGTCGTGTTATTGGTAGTAGTAATGATTTTGAAAAAAGATATTTATATTTAACTCTAACAATTAAACTTTAATCAAATTTTAAGTATTAATTTGTTATAATATATCATAAAAAGGATAATAAGGATAATAATGTACAAACAAATTACCTACAAATATAATCAAAAACTACAAACACTTGAAGAAAAATTTTGAAATTTATATCTTTAATATTATCAGAAGCTTGTAATCTAAATTGTTCATATTGTTATATAGCAGATAAACAATCAAAAAAGAAAATATCATTTGATTTATTTGTTGAAGAATTTGAAAAAATTTATGATGAAACTGAAGATTATACATTTGATATTATGGGTGGTGAACCTTTATTACAAATGGGTTTAGTAAAACAATTTATAGAGTATGGTAATTTTAGACATTTTGACATAAAAATAATGACAAATGGTTTTTTACTTACTCCTGATATTGTTAATTATTTAAACGAAAATAAAGTTACAGTTTCAGTTTCATATGATGGTATGTGGCAATGTGATAGAGGTAAAGATTTTTCGAACAATTTAATAAAAATAATCAAATCTATAGATAACTTAAAAATACATTCAATGTGGAGTGGTAAATATTTTGGTCTTACTGCAAACCACAAAATATTAGAAAAAATGTTTGGTGTTAATCCTAAAATTACTATGGTAAGAGATATAGGTACTTGGCATGAAGAAAATATCAAACAAGCAAAACAAGATATTACAGAATTAATGAATTATGCTATAGAATCTAATACAATTCCTGGGTTTTTTGAACACTTTTTAACTCATATATTAAGATATCATAAGAAAGGATATATACCTAAAGATTGTGGTGCTGGTAATACTATATTAGCATTTCATAATAATAAATTTTTTAGTTGTTATAGATATTTTGATAAAGAAGATATCTTTAGTGGTATTGGTACAGAAGAAATACAAGAATTTTGTAAAACTTGTGAAGTAAACCAATATTGTGAAAAAGGTTGTTTAATTCAACAATTAGAAAACCAAAAACCTATAGAACACTTATGTGAGTTATACAAACACATATATTGGCTTATTATAGAAAATATAAATACACTAAATAAAGAAAAAGTATTTGAAATTACAAATTATGTTTAAAGGACAATAATGATTAATAAAACACTAAATAACAATTCTGCTAATAGAGTAGATAAAGTAGAAGGATTTTTATCCAAATCAGAAAAAAATAGCACATTATTTCGTGCTTCACAAAAAATAATGGAAGCAGGAGTAGAAATGATGAAAATATCATCAAAAATGAGCGCAATTTTATTTGAAATGGGTGATCAGATGCTTAAAGAAATTGATTTAAGAGATGATAAAATGACTGATGATGATATACAAAATATAATAGATGATATTTTGTCTATTAAAAAAGGTTTATAATGAGTCAAAAAATACAAGCAAAAGGTTCATTCAATTTTGAAATTACAACTGTTACATCATGTGATATGGCTTGTACATATTGTTTTGAGGGGGAAAAAGCAGTAGATAATAAGAAAGTAAATCAACGAATACCACAATATATTAAAAAAATTAAAGAGACTTTGGAATCAGATTGGTTTAAAAAAGATTATGAATTTTTATCTCTTGATTTTTGGGGTGGCGAACCCACTTTAAATAATTATGTTATGACTGTTTTAATTAACGAATTTAAAGATTATGATAATGTTGATTTTCATTTATATACAAATGCTTTTAATGAAGTAACTATGCGTAAATTTATTTCTTCTATAGATCCTAGTAAATTAAGAATTCAAGTTTCATATGATGGTAGAGTTATTAATGATAAATTTAGAATAGATCATGCAGGAAAATCGACATCAGAAAAAGTATTAAGTACTTTTGATTATTTAAGTACTGTTGGGTTAAAACATTTATCAATGAAAAGTACATTACCTCTTTCCGAGTGTCATCATATGGTAGAAGTATGGAAAGAGTTCCGTGAGTTAAATAAAAAATATAATAGTAATAATGTACTTATTAGATACGCACCAACACTGGATTATCATACAAAATTACAAGATCCAAATACATACTTACCATATTTTGAACAAGCAATTAAAGAAATTAGTGCTATGGAAATTGATTTTTTTAGAGAAAAAGGTTATTTTCTTTTTACTTGGTACAGAGGGTCTGATAAAAGATTTACTTGTACTGCAGGTAAAAATATGACTATTCTTGACACAGACGGGAATTTTTATCCTTGTCATGGAGCATTATATTTAGAAGACAAAGAAGAAGCACATAAACTTTTATCACTTAATGATAATATAAATAACTTAAATAGAGATAAGTTTATTAATATGATTAGTAAAACAAACGAAATATGTGAAAGTTGTGTAGCAACTACTTGTTTTGTTTGTCCAACATCATCTTATGCAGCATCACAAAAAGAATCTTATGAAGATAGATGGTTAGATAATCAAGTTCACGGATTATGTGGATATTATCAAGCATTTGGTAAGGTTGATAGAGCATTCTCAAAACTTTTAGGAGGTAACTAATATGGGATCAGGAACATCCACTTCAGACACAGGATATTGCACATCTGATAATTGTCATAATAACTGTTATTCAAATAGTTGTACAAATCACAGAGCAAGTTGCTCATCAAATAGAGTAGTAACATTATCAAATGTTAGTGTAGGACATACAATTAAAGCATCTGATTTAGAATTATTAAGATCAAATACTATAAACGAAATTAATAGATGGAATCAAAATCACAAATATAATTTTAGTAAAACAGCAACATCGGGAATTAGTTCAGGTGCAATTATTAAAGCAAATGATTTTAATAAACTAATTAACGATTTAAGTGGTACAGGTCACGGTTCTACTAGTAATGTGTCTGCAGGTTCTATTATATATGCTAGTAAATTAGCATCTAATATGTTATCATTATATGACTCACTAAGAACAGATTGTGTATGTAACTCTGATTGTGGTAATCATAGTGTGTGTAGTTGTCACGGTGATTGTGGTTGTAATTATAGTTAAAAATAAAATTAAAAATAAAGGAAAAGTAAATGATATTTGAATTAGCAATAGTAGAGGATAGAGGAACACATTATTTAGTAACAGGTGTAACTAAAAGTTCATTTGACGGATTAGCAAATAGAGAAGACAAAGTATTAAAATTGTCATATAATAGTTATCAAAAATGTAGTGACGGATTAGCAGAAGGTAAAACTGTTACTATTAATAAAGAATTAACTACAGATGAAGTTCTGCCAGGTGATGTAAATGTTTCTGATGAAGCAATAAGTGAATTAGAAACATATAAAAAAGTAGCAATGCAGAAAATTAATAAAAAAATGACATATAATACTGCAACAATTTCTGCTTTAGAAATATTGTCTTTTACAGTTATAAACTCTGAATTAGCATCATTAGGGTACTTTATTACAGAAAAAAATAGAGAAGATAAGTATATAGAAATTATAGAAGCAGAAGACGAAGAATTAATTGAAAAATTAGAAGAGTATTTAATTTTATTAGATTTAGTTCAAAACTCTCTTAAATTTAGTAATATGTGTAAAAAGTATAATAATCAAATTTTATTAGCAGAAGATCAAAACGCAGTAGATGATATTTTGTCAAACTTTTATAAAGAGTATGACGCATATAGTTCGTAAGTATAGATGTGAAATCGGTTCTTTATTATGTAATGCCACAAAAAATAATTAATGGTACTCTATTTTATGTAATAGAGTACTTTTTAGTTCTTAATGAAATAGAACCCACTCTTCTTATTCTTAAGTGTGATAAAAAAATATTTGATTATATAATAACTATAATTAAAATAAAATATAAGTATAATAAATTACTTGATAATTTAATTAAAAATACTAAGTACACAGAATTACCTAAATTAATTCAAAATAGTGTACTTATATTAGATACAAACACTTATTATAAATGTAAACCATTAATTAAACAAAAAATATTTTTATACTCACAAAACGGTAAAAATTCTTTAGTAGAAAATACATATGGTTTTTATAATTATCAAGTATTTAAACATAAAGTAAGACTTAAATTAGCATTATCATATCATAAAGAATATAACGAAATTTATAACACATTTAATAGTAGTCCTAAAATGAATATTACTAAAGATTCTAAAAACCCAAATAAATTTCAAAATATTATGGAATATAAACATTGGCATTATATACATAATGGTTTTGATACTAATAATAGATTTATTCCTGAAGCAAGGTATTTTAACAAACAATTATCACACACTAAAATTATATTTAATGATAGTATTAATGATAGATTAATAACACCTATAGAAAATTTAATTTTAACAAAATATGATAGATTAATAAAGGATTTTATTAATGAATAAGATAATTTTAGATGTAAATGAACACAATATTATAAATGGTACTTTGTTTTACTGCGTTGAACATTTTTTATATCTTTCAAAATATACAAATATCAATCTTTGTATTATTTTTAATAATAACATAAATATTATTAAGAATATTATTAAAGAAAAGTATTTTATAACAAACGACGAGTTAGATAACATAATACAAATTAAATCTTTAGATTTATTAAAAACAAATACAAATAAAGCAATGATATTAGATTCAAGAACATATAACATTATATTACCATTTGCTAGTAAAATTAATAAAATATTTTTATACTCTAATGACAATAATCATAATGCTCGTAATAAGGATAATATATACGGTTTTTATAAGTATCAAAAGTTTAATATTAAAGAACGACTTAAATTAGGGTTTCAATTTATGAAACCTAAAATACCTCATATTAATAAAACATTTTGTTCACATTTATTAAAAGGAAGTATAGACAAAAAGTTAATAGAAAATACTGCTACCTATAATGTGTCTTATAAAAACTTTAGTAAAGATCTTGATATTTTTAAATGTAAAGAAATAATTTACTATCATACTAAAGAACTTGACCGCAATAATCGTATTATACCAGAAGCATTTTATTTTGGTAATAAATTAACTTTAATAAATAATACATATACAAAAGACTCCATAAATGAAAGATATTATATTTGTTTACATCAAGGGTATAAAGTATTTCAAATAAATGAAGATTACAAATTAACAAAAGATTTTTTAGTGTTTTAAAGGAAATATATGTCAAGAATAGTGAATCTTAAAAACTATGATTTAGTAATAACATATAGTTGGCACACAAATGACCAAGGAATATGTGGTCATACTTTTGAAGTTATTGAGTATTTTTGGATACTTAAAGATTATTTTAATGTTTGTATTCTTATGGCAGAAAATACTACTATTGACGATTTTATTGTTGCTATTAAATCAAAATATAATTTTACAGAAGATGAAATAAAAATAATAACAAATAAAATAGAGTTTCATTACAAACCTCTTCTTTTAATGTGTAATAATATATTATTTACTGATGGCGCTTATGAACGAATTAAATTAAGTAATATTTATTACAAAAAAATGTTTTTATTTAGTTGTGGATATATGCCTATAACAAGTGACAAAAATATATATATACTTCAAGATCATAGAATTTATAAAAAAGCAAAAGTAAACTCTATAGAATATGTTAAAAAGATATTGTTTTCTAGGTTTAAAGAAGTTAATACACATAAAAACCAAACTTTAATATACGCTACCAAAAATTGTAGAAAATTAAGTGTTAAATACTACCAAAACTTATTAAACAATACTAATGATAATTATATAGTTATAACAAATGAAGAAAATAAACTTACATTTACATCACCTAGAATAACACAAATTATGATGCCTGTAAAGGATATTTTTGAACACTTTAATAAATATCTCTATACACCTATAGACAGACAATTTGATTGTAGTCCAAGGTTTATAGCAGAGTGTAAATATTATAATATAGAAGTTCAGTACGACATAACTTATACAGATAAAGGATTAGAAGCAAGGCAGTCTGACCTCGAAGATTTATCAAAAATATCATTAACAAAAAATGATAATATAATAAAAATTATTAGTGATATTATATGACACATACTTTATTTGTAACTTATAAATGTAATTGGAATTGTTCATATTGTATAACAGACACTCATAATCAAAAAGAAGTTAGTTTTCAAAAAATATTAAATCAACTTGTTAATATAGAAGATAACTCTATAATATATTTAAGTGGAGGAGAACCAGGGTTATTATCATATAAAAAATTAGAGACTATTTTTAATATTGTAAAATCAAAACATTGTACACTAAATGTATTTACCAATGGCAGTATTTTTAAATACAAAACATTAATAAAATATATAGATTATATTTCGTATCATTGTTCTGAAAACTTGGATAATTTTGTAGAAAAAGTTGATATAAAAAATGTAACATATAATATAGTAGTGTCTAACACAAATAAAGACAATTTAGATTCATTTTTAGAAATAAACAAACATATAAAATTTTTAGTTGCGGGTGCGGATGATAAAGATTGTTTAAGTAAAATAGACGGAATTAAAATTTGGATGAAATATAAAAATATAATTCACGAATATAGTAAAGAAAAATTAATGTGTCATTATAAATTTTACAAAAATAATATAAAACAAAATAATACAATGCAAGAGTATAGTTTTAAGGAGCAATATAAATGTTAAATTTACTAAAATACGATTTAATAGTATCTATTTCTACAGAACTAAATGGTGTTTGTGGGCACACTTATGAAATCATAGATTATTTTTATGTATTATCTAATCATTTTAAATGCTGTATTCTTCTTCCTGAAAAAGATATATTTGATAAATTTGATAGTATTATTAGATTAAAATACAATTTTACAGAAAATGAAATATCATATATACTAAAACACACTTATTCTAGAAGTTTTCATACTAAAGTTTTAGGTAATAATATATTACTTACAGATGGTGTTATAGATTATAGTATAAACAAACATTATGTTGTTAAAAAAATGTTACTGTTCAGTTGTCAAACTAAAATACCATATAAAAATAATAATATAATATACTTAGCGGATAATAGAATATATAACAATGGTGTGCATTATGTTAAAAAAATATTATTTGATAAAATTAAAAAACCTAAATTGCAAAGCAATAATATGTTAATATATGCTACTCAAGATTGTAGAAATCTTGATGAAAATTATTATGATATTATAGAACAAAAATACCCAAATTTTAATTTTACATTATTGACAAATATAGAAAATAAACCAAAAACTCGTTCTAAATTTATGTGGTTAGATATGCCTGTTGATAATATATTTGAACACTTTAGTACTTATCTTTATACTAAAACTAGTACTCGATTTGATTGTAGTCCTAGATTTATAGCTGAGTGTAAATACTTTAGTAAAAAAGTTATATATGATATTGATTATGAAGATTTAGGGTTGAAAACAAGAATAGATGATATAGAAAATAATTTTAAATCCTTATACTTAACTGATAATGATGAAATTATAAATATTATAAAAGAACATATATGAGTGATGTAAAACTAAGTATTTTAATTTTAACACATAATAGACCAGAACTATTTAAAAGATGTATTAATTCAGTACTTAAAAATATTCCTGATAATGTTGAAATTATTGTAAATAATGATAGTAATGATATTACAGAAATAGATGGTGCTACATATTTTTATGAAAAACATGATGATTTATCGGATACCTATAAAATGTTATTTGATAAAGCAAAAGGAGAATATATTTATTTTCTTGAAGATGATGATTACATAACTAAAAATTTCTTCAAACATTTAGATTTTTCATATGATATTATGTATATGAATTTTATTAGATTTGACGAAATAATACAAGATTATGATTTTATAATGGAAGAGGAGAATAATGAATTTCAACTGTCTCAAATACTATTTAAAAAAAATTTAGTATCAGAATTTCCAAAAGGTAATTTATTACATAATGATTGGTTTTTATTTCAACATATAAAATATAAAACAGATAATATTAAATTAATTAAAAATAAAATGTTTGTTCAAACAACACATGGTAATGATAATATAAGTATGACTAAAAATGAAAGGTTTAAATAATGATAGTACAACAAGGAAAGAATCATATGATTCAAAGATTATATGTTCATTGGGATGTAAGTACACAATGTAATTTTGCGTGTTCATACTGCTATGCTATAAAACAATATGGGGATCAATGGGGTAAAATACTGGATTTTAATAAACAAAAGTTAATTATAAAATCAATCAGTCTTAGTACATTACCAGTGTTTTTAGGATTTTTGGGTGGAGAACCAACCATACACCCTAGATTTTATGAACTATACGAATTAACAGTTCAAGCAATATCAAAACATAAAAAAGGTAGATTATATATAACTACTAATGGGTCAAAAAATTTAGATTTTTTTAAAAAGATTAAATATTACAATAATGTGTACTTTTTATGGAGTTTCCATCCGGAATATGTTCATAATTACACTAATTCTAAGTCAAAGTATGGTATTATACTAGATAATATACGATTAATGCAAAAGCGTGGATTTAAAAATAAAGTAAATATTATGTTATCTAATGAAGAAAAATATTGGGACGACCTTATTAATTTCTCAAATGAAGTAGAAAAAATTGAAGGTGTTGAATTACACGCTCACTTTTTATATACAGAAAGTAAAGATCAGTCACAAATATTTCCTTACACAGATGTGTTTTATGAAAAATTTAAAAAGTTTAAAAATTATAATAGAGAGTTTATTTATGATGGTAAAGAATATAATGATTATGAAATGTTTACTCAAGGACTAAATCAATTCAAAGGGTGGAAATGTTGGAATAATAATTGGGAAATCACATATGATGGTAAAATAGAACGATTTTGTTTTAATGAAAAAACTGATTTACTAAAAGATATTATGTTTTTTAAAAATTTAAAAGAAGTAACTCCAAAACCTTGTCCATATAATGTTTGTGAGTGTGATGGGTTACTTAAAATATATAAAGAAAAACCTTATGACTAAAATTAAAAATATAAAAGAAATAGGTACTTATTCTGATATATTATTGTTTTCTTGGGAACTAACAGATTATTGTAATTATAATTGTTCATATTGTTATGCTAAGGATTTTAACAAACAATCATTTACTTCGGAAAATAAATCTTGGAAAATGGTTTTAGCTAGACTTAAAACATTAGATACAAAATTTAAAATAGAATTACTTGGTGGAGAACCAACATTACATCCTGAAATATTTGCAATTATAAAAAAATTAAATTGTATTAAAAATTGTATAGATATACAATTAATAACAAATTTAAGTAAATCTATACAATTTTTTAAAAAATTAGATATATTAGAAAATAACAAATTAACAATAAATGCTTCATATCATTATGAATATGATGGATTTTACGAAAAGTGTTTAAAGTTTAACAATTTTAAATATATTAAATTTAGAGTTACTGTTAATGTAGGGTCTGACGAATCTTATTGGAATAAAATATTAAAAATATTAAATAATAAAAATATTCACACTACCATTAATATTTTATATAGTACACCTGATAATAATATAAAATATAATAAAAATATATATACATACTTTAGTGATTATTTACATTATGATAATTTAGTACCTGTTACATATATAGATAATAAAGAATCTAAAATTGAAATATATGATGTGTTTCAAGATAGTGCGAATTTTACAGAGTTTAAATGTACGCCTTTAGAATATACAATCACAATGTATGGTGAAATATTAAATGCATGTACAAGAGTAAAAACTTCACTAAAATTAACTAAAGAAAATATGATAAAAAGTGTAATTTGTCCTTTAAACAAATGTAAATGTAATGATTATATTGAATTTAAAAAGGTAAGAATATGATGGTAGAATGGGAAATTACTTTAAAATGTAATTATAGTTGTAATTATTGTGGATTATTAAGACCTATAAAAGAACAAACAAATGAAAAAATTTTATATGATTTTATAAAAAAACTTAATGAAAAATATAGTACAACGGAAATATTTTTATTTGGCGGTGAACCATTTTTACACCCTAAAATCGAGTTTATCATTAAAACTTTACAATCGTTTAATCAACCATTTATGATACAGTCAAATTTATCAAATACTTCAACTAAAGTAATACAAAATTTAAATGTAGAACCTTTTAAGTTATGTATAAGTGTTCATGTGTCTCAAACATCTTTAACGGACATTTGTAAAAATATAATAAAAGTAAAACCACAAGAAGCTCACTTAATGTACACAGAAACTTCAGGTAAAGTTGAAAAATATTATAAACGCATAAATATTATTAAAGGATATACAAAATTAATTCTTACACCTGTAAGTAATCTTGCTTGTGAAGGATATGATGATGTGTTAATAAAGTATAATAAAATAAAAGAAAATTATGTGTATGATCAAAACAAAGTTACATACAATGGTGTAAAAATGTTAAGAAGTGATATTTGGATGATGCAAAATAAATTAGAATATTCATTAACAAAAGGTAAAACCTGTCAATACTTAAATAAATATATTTTATTTACACCGGAATTAAAACCTATGAATTGTTGTTATCGTAAAAGTACAAATGGTATATGCGACGAACAAAATTGTTTTTTTATGTAAATTGTAATATTATATAAATATAATATAAAGGATATATATGTATAATGTAGCAGGTGCATTTAGTAAATTTAAAGTATTATCATTGTTTATACTTAAAAATCATATCAAAAATATTACAGTTTATGATGGTATTAATATGTGTAAATGGAACGGTGGTAGAATTAACACAGAAAACTTTTATAAAGATTCACAAATAGATTTTTATTACAAACGAAATATTAATATAGCTTTAACATTTAGTAATCATATTATAGATATTAATGATAAAGTAGGTAATGAATTACTTCAAAAGTTTCATAAAAATGGTAATAAAATTATATTAGTAAACGAAGAACTTCGTAAACATATTCGTAAAAACTTTCCTAAATATAAGTTAGTACATAGTATTACAGACACAGGTAAATTATCTGTAATATATAAAGATTGTATAAATTATTATAAAAATTTAGAAACAAAATACGATTATATTGTACCCAAAATGGAACATGCAATGTATTTAGATAATAATTTAAATTTAAGTAAGTACGAAATTATGTTAAATGATTCGTGTGTATTTAATTGTTCACTTTATAATGAACATTTTAAAAAAATTAATGAACAAAATTTACTAGATAACCCACAAAAAGAATTAAGTAAAAACGAACGATATTGTATAGAAGAATGCTGGATTAAAAACTTTAATCCTGATATTGGAGATACTAAATATTATGTAGAACAAGGCGATATGAAAGGTATGGATTTAACATATAAACAAATACAAATACTTATAAATAAAGGCATTAAACACTTTAAAATATCAGGAAGAGAAATGACAGATAAAATGTTTGCTACGCAATTAGAAGTATTATTGGAATTTAATGAATATTTATGATATTGACAATTTACCATTAGCAAATGTTAATACTGTAAATATTAAGGATATTACTACAGATATAATTGAATATCAAGGATTTAAGGAATTTAAAGCAGTAAATGTTGATTGGACTATTAATAACGAATGTCAATTAAATTGTAAATATTGTTGTGCTAAAAAAGATATGTTTGTTACTAAAACAAATTCTAATTATGAAAAAGTTATTAAAAAACTTCAATTAATTTTAGTACCTTTTACTATATGCCTTCTTGGCGGCGAACCTACTTTACATCCGGATATATTTAAAATTATTGAGGAATTAACTAAACTTAAATATTGTAAAGGTGTTAATCTTATTACAAATTTACATAAACCATTAGAATTCTGGAAAGAGTTAGCTGGTTACAATTTTAACAAATTTAGTATTGATGCTTCATTACACCCAGAATATTATAATGATAAATTCTTAGAAAAAGTGAATTACTTAAAAAGTACAGAAACGGAAATAAATGTGTTACTTAATGTATTTCCTGAAAAAAAATATTATGATAAAATGAATCATGCTATTAATAATATAGATGATTTGACTATTGTAAACATTTTTGAAACGGAAGATTATAAACCTAAAATAACTGATGAATTTTTAGAAATGTTTTTTGAAAAAGATGTGATGTTTAATTATCATATAAATAATGTAAATAACAGTTACAAATACACTGAGTTACAAAAATATAATTTAGTAAATTTTAAAGGTTGGAAATGTACCGCTCAAGATTTAATTATTACTCAGGAAGGTGATATTAAAAATGCTTGCACTAACAAAAAGGTAATAATGTACACACATAAACATAGGGATGAAATGATAATTTGTCCATTAGACAGTTGTCCGTGTGATACATTTATGCACTTTTACAAATATAAAGGATAAAAATGAATTTAAAATACCCAGTTGAAGACCCTAGAAATTATGTTAAACAGTTTCATCATAAAGTTCAATACGATATTCATCCAAAAGATGTTGATATGAATAATGTAAATTTTCAAGGATATAATGAATATAAAGGTGTTTCTATAAATTGGACTATTAATAACGAATGTCAATATGATTGTGTTTATTGTTATGCTAAAAGAGATATGATAGTGAAGCGTGCTAATTGTGATTATAAATCAGTAATTAAAAAATTAAAATTGATAGCTGTTCCTTTTGATATTTGTTTAGTAGGTGGTGAACCTACTTTACATCCGGATATATTTGAAATTATTGAAGAATTGGCAAAATTAAAACATTGTAATGATATAGCTTTAACAACAAACTTATATGGTACTCAAGAATTTTGGAAAAAGTTTGACGATTTAGACCATAAAGGTAAATTACTTATCAATGTATCATTACATATACAATATTATAATGATAATTTTTTAAAAAATATTGATGTGTTAAAATCATATAAAAACACAGGTTTTGAGTGTACTTTAAATGTGTTTGCTGAAAAGAAATACTACCAAAAAATGGAACACGCTATTAAACATATCGAAAACCTATATGTTGTTAGTATGTATGAAACTCCTGATTTTACTCCTAATATAAATGACGATTTTATTAAACAATTTTCCGAAAAAGAAATAGGGTTTAAAATGATTGTAGACGGAAAACCTCAATATTATCCGTTTTCTATGATGCAAAAATATGAGTTGAATAAATTTAAAGGTTGGAAATGTACCGCTCAAGATTTAATTATTACTCAGGAAGGTGATATTAAAAATATGTGTACAGATAAAAAAATACTATTATACAGAGAAAAAGATAGGGATGAAATGATAATTTGTCCATTAGACAGTTGTCCGTGTGACCCATTATTATTATTTAGAAAGGAACGAGTATGATATATCCACAAACATATGAAGTTCTTAAAATACAAGGTACAGAAGCTGAAGAAGAATATTATGATTATACTATTCAATTAAGACTTAATCAAAATTGTAATTTAAATTGTTCATATTGTCATTGGAAAGATGGAAAATTATGGAACTTTGAAGATATTATAAAAATTATAGATAATATTAAAGTTCTTTTTGATTATATGAATTTTAAAAGTACAAAAATATTTATTCACGGTGGTGAAAGTACAATACATCCTAAATTTATGGATATATTGAAATACATAAAGGATACTTTAGGAAGTGTTATTGAATTACAAACTAATTTAACTATGGATATTTCTAAATGGGATGAATATATTGATCAATATTCTGTTAGTTTACATTATGGTGAATTATTAAGAACTGGTAAAATGAAGATGTTTACACAAAACTTAGATAAAATTAAAGAATTATATCACTTTGATATTATGTTAGAAAAAGTTGATGATAAAGAGAAATACTATAATTTTATTTTAAAGTATTTAAATAAAGCTGTCGAAAGTGAGTTTATATATAATTATATGGGCGGATATAATTGCTATGAAGATCATAAAGATTTTATAGACAAATACAATAAAACAACACAAGAATATCTTATAAATAACAAAATTTATAACACAAATGACTTATTTGAAAATGTAAATTTTAAAGGTATGACTTGTTTTGAAACATCCCAACAAACTTTTATAAATGGTGACGGAAATGTTTCAATATGTCCTAGTGGTGTTCCGTCAGGTATAACAGAGGGGGATGTATGGTTTAATATTTTAACAGATAAACACTTTTTAATAAAGTTTAAAGTTATATATACTCAAGGGTTTAAATGTAAATGGAATCAATGTTTAGGTTGTTTTTATAGTGATAAAATAAGGAAAGATTAATGGTAAATATGTTACAATATAGTATAGATAATAACCTTAGACATATACCAAGTGCTTTATCACAGTATTCATATCTAAAATATTTATTACCAAAATTGGATTATAATAATACAAATATTGTAATAGGCAAACCTTTTGGTTCTCAAGCATATTATTGTGTTTGGGAAAAAATGGGATTAGTAAAACAACCTTTGAGTTATGGTGTTAAGCATGATGAAATAAATTTTATTAAATACTCTGAAGAAACATTAGGTAATGCTCTCGGTATTGCTAGTGGTTTAGCTTTTAATGGTAAGAAAACATACTGTAATATAAGTGATGGTGCTTTACAAATGGGTCCTACATTAGAAGCTATTCAATTTATTGGTAAACATAAACAAAATATTTTACTAACTGTAGATTTTAATAGTATGCAATTAACAGGAGATACTCAAAGTATTATGGGTATTAATATGTTTAATATAGAAAGTATGTTTAGAATACACGGATGGCAAACTATTATGATAGATACTAGATATGTTAACAAATCGCGTATTAAAATGTCTATTGATCGTGCATTAAGTACTAATAAACCAGTAACATTGATTTTTAAAACATCTAAAGGACAAGGTGTTATGGAAATGGAAAAAGACCCAGTCGGTTGGCATTATAAAGAACTAAAGAATATCAATGACATTACAATATACTCCTAAAACTAAACAAGAATTAATTCAATTAATAGATAATAATATTAATTTAAAATTAATAAATACTGTTAATATCACAGATATGTGTGGGTTGTTTTCTTGTAAATCTGTTATTTATGATATAACTAATTGGAATGTATCTAATGTAATATATATGGACGAAATGTTTGAAAGTGCAGAATTTAATCAAGATATATCTAATTGGAATGTTGAAAATGTACTTAGTATGAGATTAATGTTTCACAATTCTACATTTAATCAGGATATATCTAATTGGAATGTAGAAAAAGTCGAAAATATTTTTGATATATTTGTTTTATCTTCATATACCTACGATATAGCTAATTGGAAATTAAATTGTAATTGTATTATTAATGATATTTTTAATGATATTTCTAAATTAAATAAATCACAATATAAACAATTTTTGAATACTAAAAATGAATTTAAAAAATATATAACATATAATACTATATCAACAAATGTATTTTCCGAAATTAAAAAGTTTAAAATTAATAATTGTTCTGCTATTAAAAAACAAATAACTATTTTTAATTGGTTATATGACATTAAATTGTCAGAGGATATTTTACAAAAAATAAATAATATGCCGGAAATAATAAATTATTTGTATGAAGATAAAGAATATTATTATTTTGAATATATAGAATCAAATAATATTGATATCACTAAATCAGAAGTAATTATGTTTAATACACTTTTTAAATTAAAATATCCTTTAAATGACATTGATAATGATGAAATATATTACGATATAATACCTAGAAATTTAGTAAAATCTAAAAAAACAAATAAAATTATTATGATAGATATTAAATTTATATTATCATATTTTATAAAATTACAATATTTAAAGGATATTTATGAGAATACAATTAGCGAAAACACTTAAAAAAACAGATTATTTGTTACATGCAGATATGTGGAACACTAAAAGATTTCTTACAAAAGGTAAAGTAATTAATGTAGGTCTAGGGGAATCTAATTTATTAAATATTGCAGGTGGTCTTGCTTCTGAAGGCAATACTGTTTATATATATGGTGTATCAGGGTTTATTATTCATAGATTGGAACAACTTAAATTTTCTTGTAAACATTTTGGTGCAAAGTCAGGTAAAATAATTATATGTAATGCAGGGAAGTATGGATACGAAAAATTTGGTATAGGACATTTATTAAATGATGATAAGCAAATAATGAATATGTTAGATATTCCATTTTATTCTCCAAGTAATATTAATAGTTTTGAAAATATTATGAAAAAAATAAATAATTATGATTTTGGTATATGGTATATTCAATTAGGAAAAGATAGATGAATATTTTAGTAACAGGACAAAATGGATTTTTATTAAAACCATTAATTGAAATGATAAAGGAACAATATAATGCTAATATAATTGAGTATCAAGATGTTAGATTTTATAATAAAGTAAAAAATATTGATATTGTTATACACTTTGCTGGTCCTATTGATGCTGAAAATGATGTAAGTACTATATTATTAGGAACTATGAATATGGTTAAAATTGCTAATGAAAATAATGCACATTTTGTATTTAGTTCATCACAAGCAGTTTTAAATTTAGTAGACAAATATGGTATATGTAAAAAAGCAATGGAAATATATATACAAGAAAATGTAAAAAATTATACTATTCTTAGGATACCAAGAGTTTATGATATCTCAAGAAAAAAAGGGTTGATTGCTAAATTACATACTATTAATGATAAAAAATCTCTTAATAAAGTAATAACATATATAACTTTAAAACAGTTTTTAAAGTACACTATAAAACGAATATTAAAAAAAGGTTTTGTAAATTATAAATCAGTAAAATATAAACATAATACAATACAAGAGTTAAAGCACAAATATAAAGGAGTAGTACACAATGATATCTAATACAAAAGGTAAAATAACAGAGTTGGGGTCAAATGATAATAATATTCTTTTTACTTGGGATATTATAGGTAAATGTAACTTTAATTGTTCATATTGTTATAGTAAAGAATTAAATAAAACAAATAAAATAGGTGAATGGAAATTAGTATTATCAAGACTTAAAACATTAAAACAACCTTTTAATGTAGAATTAGCTGGTGGCGAACCAACATTACATCCTGAATTAGATAAAATAATTAATGAATTACATAAAAATAAAATGTGTAAAATTATAGAATTAGACACAAATACTACAGCATCACCTGAATTGTATAAAAAATTATTTAAAATTTCAAATAAATTAAATATATCTTGTTCATATCATCATGAATTTAATAGTAAATTTGTAAAAATATACAAACAAATAATGAATGATAAAACATTTATTATTTTTAACTTACCTTTAAAACTTAAAGATGTTGAAGATGCTTTGAAAATACTAGAACCTGTAAAACAAGATATTTTCTTTAATAAATTAGATACTAACAAATTTTTTAAAGCTGATTATGATAATGATATATTTAACAAAATCAAATTTGAAAATGAAGAATATTTTGATTGTGTTATTGATGGTAAAAAAACAACAATATGTGAGCAAGATATATTTATAAACAATAATGCTAATTTTAAAGGGTGGGTTTGTGCAACAAAGGGTTATTCTATAAGTATAGATGGTATAATAACATCAGAACGAGATCATCAAATATTACCATTATCACTTAGTAATTGGAATTTTAATCGCACAATTATATGTCCTATTGAAAGATGTAAATGCGGTGATGGGTTTAAATTTAAAAAATATAACCCTTGTGCGTTTATAAATACATAAAAGGAGTATAAATGATTTATTTTTTATTTTGTAACGACGAAAAAGCAGGATTAAGATTAATAACTAAAATAAGTAATCAAACAGAATCTAAAGGGGATTATAAAATATTGAACTTGGATGAAAATACTTATGTAGAAGCAATAGACAAATTAAAGAAATTTTCTGATAAAGATAATATTTTTGTATCAATAAATTCTAATATTTTATTAGATTTTTTTAAAATTATAGATTATGTTGGTTCTGATATGTGTGAAGTATATATAATTAAAAGAGATTTGAAATATATTTTACAATTTATGGACAAATTTAATATAGATACGCCTAAATTATTAGACATAATTGATAGAAATCACAACACGGAGTTAGCATCATACGAATATCCAGATAATGTTATAGATTTTAATGATATGTGTAATAATGGGTCATTTAGTATAAATAAAAATACAATATCTCTTTCTGACGAATTTAACCTAACTAATAATATTACTCAATATGAAAAAAATATTACAGTATTTGATAATTTTACGGATAATGATATTAATTTAATAAAAGGATTAAATTTTATTCCGAGAGATGATGGTGATGAAATTATTACATGGTATTTAAATTTGTTTATAGCAGCAGTAGAAAATACAGAAAATTATGCTATTAAAGATGGTGATAAAGAGTTATCATTAAAAGAAGTTTTAGATATGTATAAATCAAATGGCGAATTATCTGATAATGAACAAGATATGTTATCTAAATTAGAATATTAGAATATTTTTAATAAAGGAAGTTAATGAATTTAGGTAAAGTATTGATTATAGGAGCTCATCTAGATGATATTGAAGTTGGTATAGGTGGGTTTTTATCTAGATTAAGTAAAAAAGTAACAAATAATATATTTACTTATACTGCTTGTAATGGTCTTATTACAAAGGATAATAATAGATTAGAAGTATTTTATGAAAATATGAATACATTAAATATATATAATAACATAGTTGATAATTATAGTGATACTAAACTAACATTAGAAAATATGAATATAATTAAACAAAAAATACTTGAAATTATAATGTATAATAATATTGAATCTATTTATGTTATAAATGGTGATAACCACAATGATCATAAACTATTATATGAAGCAGTTAAAATTTGCGCAAGACAATCAAGAACTAATGTTAAAAGATTATATGCTTATCAAGTGTACACAGATTTTAATCTTAATAATTTTAATTGTTCATTACCATTTTACACTTATAAAAAATATGAAATGATAAAGAAATATAACCAAAATATAAATGTAGAAGCTATTAAAAATCAAGATAAAGTGTTTGGTAGTTCTGTACAAAAAAATTTAGCAGAAAAAGTTAAAATAGTGTTTGACACTATATAAAGGATAACTATGATAAATTATAATGTGATGAGTACATCACAAATAACACACAATACTTCAAATAAAATATGTAATCGAGCAAAATTAGATACAGGTACACATTGTAATTATAAGTGTAAGTTTTGTTACTATATAGATCATCTTAATGATGTTACACCTTTTGAAGTAATTAAAAAACGCATAGATTATTTTTATGATTGTGGAATACAGGAACTAGATCTTAGTGGTGGCGAAAGTTCTATACATAAAGATTGGTTTAAGATACTTGATTATTGTAATGAAAGATTTAAAAGTGTAACTACACTTTCAAACGGTTTTATGTTTGCAAATAAAGAGTTTGCACAAAAATCTAAAGATCACGGTCTTAAAGAAATATTATTTTCGTTACACGGTTCTAGTGAAGAGTTACACGATAATTTAGTACAAAAAAAGGGTGGTTTTAAACGAATGTTAGAAGCTATACAAAACGCTAATGATGTTGGTATTATTGTAAGAATTAATTGTACTGTTACTCAAGACAATTACTTGCACTTAAAAAAGTTTGTTAACATTGTTAAAAATTTTAATGTATTTGAAGTAAACTTCTTAACTTTAAATTATTGGAACGACGCTGGAAAACAAGTTCCTATAGATTATAACGAAGTAACGCCTAAAATTCACGAAGCTATTGATTTATTAAAGGATTTTTGTGTAGTAAATGTAAGATATACACCATATTGTTATATGAAAGGATATGAAAAATATGTATGTAATTATTATCAACATATATACGATATATACGACTGGAATATTGCAGTATATGATATGACAATAAAACCGGACGAATATAAAAAAGACCCTGTTAACGCATTATTTAATGAAGCCAAAGAAAATCGTAATTTATTTTATTATAAACCAAAAGAGTGTATGATGTGTAAGCATTTTTATATTTGTGATGGTATAGAAAATAAAATGAATATTAATGTAATACCAGAATCTGGTGTAAAAATTACTAATCCTGTATTTTATAGGAATAAGTATTATGAATAAAAAAAATGTAATGATACACGAAGTAAATGAGAATGTATTGAGTAAAGATTTAAGTAATTTTGACATAATAACATTTGATGATGGTTTATATTCTCAATACTTAAATTTAGAACATTATAAAAAGTTGCCCCAACCAAAAATATTTTTTATAAGTACAAACATAGTATGTCCTGAAGATACAAAACAAAGTATAGAACCTTTATATTGTGCAGATGCACATAAAAAAGCATTTGAAGGTAATTTTGAAAATTATATGAAATGGAGTCAAATAATTGAAATTTATAATACTCCAAATTGTTTTATAGGCGGACACTCCCATAATCACACAAAATTACACACACTTAAAGAAAATATAGAGGATACTAAAATAATGATAAAAGTTTTTAAAAGTAAAAATATTAGTATAGAAAATTATTGTTACCCTTATAATTTTGCACAATCTTTAAGAAAATTATCTGTTAATAGATATGGTATAACTAATATATTTGGTGGTGAAAGAATAGCCGTTGAAAGTTTATAAATACTTAAAAAAGGTAGGTATGTATGCTACACGAATTATTCAAAGACTTTGTATTTAAATTTAACATAAGAAATGGTGAACTTGCATCACAAAAAAAATTAAATGAAAGTGTTAATATTCTTAAAAAAGAAACTGATGATTTATATAATAGAAGTGAAATTATTAGGGGTGAATTAGCTTTTCCTTGGAATGCTCAAACATATTACAAAGCAGGCGAAATAGCTTCATACCATTCTAAAAATTACATGGTAATACCCGGTCAGGAATCTATAAATGAATTACCATCCGAATCATATAAATGGGAAGAAACAGTAAGAGCAGATTGGACAATGGAACTTGATCCTAATGGATATATTCACAAAGATAATGAAGACCCTTATGTGCCAAGTAACGATTTTAATCCTGCTACTAAGAAATATGTAGATGATGTTCATAGAGAATTTTCTGTAAATCTAAATATTAATGATGGTATAAATTTTTTACCACTTAACGACAATATGTTAGTAGGAATAGAACATATAACAGGTAATGGATTAGATGAAGGAGATACTGGATACATTCCTATATATACACCAACAGCAGAAGCACATCCTGCTAATAAAAAATATGTAGATGATCAAATAGAAGAATTAGCCGAGGGTGGAAGTATTGTAGTAGGACATACTTTAAATTCTGAAAGATTAGGTGGTAGAACACCGGACCAATATATGTCATTAGAAAGTGATACAATATCACAATATCCTTTTATGGCTATTAAAAACAATGACAATCCTGCAAGTACTACTATGGGTGACTGGATGAGAACTCCTTCTGGTGGTTTATTACCGTATAATAACAATATAGGTAGTAATATAGGAAGCGAAAATTGGAAATTTAAGGATATATGGGTTAAAACACTTCATGCAGATACAGTTATATCAGATGCTCATGTTATTGTCGAAACTCATTTTATAGATAAATATGAATCAGATGATAATTACGAACCTGGCACAATCCTTAGAATAGGGGATGCTACAGAAGTGTCTATTTTTAATGATGTAAATACGGATAAAGTAGCAGGTATTATAGCTAAAGAAATCGATACAACTGAATTTCAAACAAATAATAAAGTATATTCCGCATTAAAAGGTAAGTTTGCTGTTAGAATTAAAGGTCCTGCAAATAGAGGTGATTACATTAACGCAAGTTATAATGGTGTTGGTGTTGCAAGTTTAGAAAAAAGTGATATAACAGTTGGTATATGTATTAATGCAGGAGATTATCCTGGTAATGATTATACTGAATATAAAGTAGAAGTAAAAATATAATACTAAATATTTAGTATAAATAACTAAAAGGATATAATATGACAAGTGGATTGGTATTAAGATCAGAGAAAGGTTCTGAGTTAACACATAATGAAGTAGATGGAAATTTTATTTATCTTAAAAATATAGAAGAAGGGGATTTTTCTTCCTTAAATAATAGAATATCTGAATTAGAGCATCCAAATACAATAGCGTCAAGACACAATACTTTTAAATTAATAGAAAACGGTGTTTGTGAAGGATTTTCTAGTATTATAGTATTATTTACTGGTACAGTTCCTTCTGGAATTTTCCCAGATTCATCAATTAATTCCAATATTCATATTAGAGGTTTTTTATTTAATGATTCTAATGAAAAAATGTATTCTGTAGATATTTATATTATTGCATATTGGGATATTGAAGATGAAGAATTGCGTTTTAGAGGACCAAATGTAAATAACTATAAAGTTTATAATACTCAAGAAGGGTTTGTAGTTGATATACAATCTTTCATAGCAGATAATGATGAAAGTATATCTTTTAATACAGATGATTTTTGGGCTGGTGATTTGGAAATAACTATTATTAATCATGTAGACAGTAATGTACCAACTACTTTAGGTTCATATTTTACACCAACTTTAAAAACAGAATTACAAGAAGCTTAAAAAAGGAAAATATATGTCAATAACAGATAATGGATGTTACACAATATCAGGGTATGTTCAACCAGGATACGCGGAGTGTTCAAATGTACCCAACTCATCATCTGATTGTTATGTATATCCAGGGTATGCTGTAGACGGGTATTTTGTATGTACAGTAGAAACAGAAACTACTCCTAGTACTACTAATAATAGTAATAAACCAGTATTTAAAGAAGATTATAAAAAATCTTTTAGGGGTGCTCCTAGTGTAAAATTAGGACATACTGTGCAACAAAAAACACCAGATAAATATGATTTTGTTACTTCTATAATTATAAATTCGGAACAAGGAGAACCTAATAAACCTACATTTATAAACACTCCAAAAGAATTATTAGAAACTTTTGGTACATATATTAATAAAGATATGAAGTATTGTTTGTCATTTTTAGCATATTCACCTTCTTTATTAGTCACTAGAAGTATGGGTATAGAATCATATAATAGTAGTACATATGATTTTCCTTTAATTAAAATTAATAATTTTGAAGAGTTTACGGAATATCCAGAAGAAGATTTTTTACAAGAAGCAACGGTAAGATTTATAGCACAAACTCCTGGTACAGAAGGTAATTTATTAAAAGTGTCATTATTTACAAAAGAAGAACTTGATAATAATGAAAACATTTATAAACAATACAATGCTAAAGATATATTAAACGGTATGGATTCTGTATGCTATTGTGTTGCAATATTTAAAGATTTAGATGACGGTACGGCAGAACTTAAAGAAATGTTTGTAGTACCATTTAATGACCTTGAAAGTATTAATACACAATCAAAATTAGTATATTGTAGATTAAATGCTTATAATGATTTTCTTGATGGTTTTTATGATGGTAATGATTACAAATACACCGGTAACCTAGTGTTTGCTGATGGCGATGCTGGTAGATATTATTATGGATATGATGGTAATCTAGAATTGTTAGACGGTAATATTGGATTTTATGACGGCGAAGAATTTAACGAAATTACTTACATAGTTAAATTTTACGGTGGTAATATTATGAAATTAGGTGACGGAAGCACTCAAATTCCTACAATGTATGATTTAGAAGAAACAGCAGAAGAACTAGATAATAAAACAAATTATAATATTGATTTACATATTGGTAATAATATTACATTATTTAGAGATGATGTTGTTAATATTGTAGGTACTCCGAAAGGTGTTGAACAAGCAATAGATTTCAAGTTAATTTTTGATGCTAGAAGAAGCACATATCAAAGAGAAAAAACTAAAAATACATTCTTTATATATGGTGTAAAATTACTAGATAAAGAAGAAATTAATTGTAGCGCAGATTATGCCGGATTAAGAAGTAGAGATATATTATCGCATGGATTAGGAAGAAGTACTTCAAAAATTACAACACCTTTAAAAATAAATAGACTTAAAACAAACCCATCGCTCCCCGAAATGGACAATTTATATCAAAATGGTATAAACATAGTTAATAAAAGTAGAAATGTTGTTTATTGTAACGGTGAAATTATACATGAGGATAATTTATAATGAAAAATGTAAAAAATACAACTATAAAATCATTAACAAATCAAATAACATATAATAGATTATTAAGGGCGACTAGAAAAATACTTATGGAAACAGTATTTGAATTTAATGATGATTACACAAGAAATTTAGTTGGACAAAAACTTAGAACATTATACAATAAAGCAAAAGAATTTGCAATAAATGATTATCGTATATATATTCGTGATTTTGATCCTGCTAAACCACATTATATGGAAGTAAATATTCAAATACAACTAAAATCGATGATACATTATGTTCACTTAAATGTAAATAATGTAGATGAATAATATGAAACATTTTATTTAAGATACTTGTTATACTTATATAAATACTTAAAAAGTACGGAGTAATTTATGGCAAGTACAGGTATTATACAAAGAAGATACGCTAAACATGAACTTATTGCTAATCCACCGCTTGTTGGTGAAGTAGTATTTGCATTAGATACAGAAGAATTTGGAACGCTTATAAACGGTGATATCGTTTGGAAAGCGTTTGAAGATATTATTAAATCTGTTAATGGAAAAGTTGGTCATGTTGTTATCACAAAAGAAGAATTAGGTTTAGGTGATGTAGATAATACATCCGATATGGATAAACCAGTTTCTACAGCAACACAATCATTATTTAACACACATACATCAAACACTGATAACCCTCATAATGTAACAAAAGAAACATTAAATTTAGAAAATGTAGATAATACATCTGATATGGATAAACCAGTTTCTACAGCAACAAATGAAGAGTTGCTTAAAAAACTAGATAAAATAAGTACAGCAGTGAATTCTGAAAGATTGGGTGGTTTTTTACCAGAATATTTTATTAAAGACGGAACTGTTTATAGTAAAAGTGAAACAGACGATATGCTAGCAACTAAAGTAAATTTAGGTGATGTTTACACAAAATTAGTTCTGGATGCTATGTTAGAAGACAAAGCAGATAAAGACGATACATACACTAAAATAGATTCTGACAATAAATTTGAAGTAAAAACTAATAAAGGAGTTGCTTCTGGTTATGCTTCTTTAGACGGTGCAGGTAAAGTTCCAACTTCTCAATTACCATCAAGTGTAACAGGTAAATCTGTACAAACATACACTGACGAATTATCATTACCACAGCCAGGAGAAGCAGACACAATTTATATTACTGAAGATACAAATTCTATGTTTAGTTATAATGTAGACAATAATACATACGAAAATATTAGTACATCTTTAGGCGAAACTGAAAATACTGCATATCGTGGAGACTATGGTAAAATTGCGTACGAACATACACTTAACAAAAACAATCCTCATGAAGTTAGTGCAAGTGATGTTAATGCTTACAATAAAAGTGAAATAGATAGTAAAATATTAAATCACTTAAATGCACATAATCCACACGAAATTGATGCAGTAGATGTAGGTGCTTATACTACAGAAGATGTCGATAATTTAATAAATAATCATACATCAAACACAAACAATCCTCATAATGTTACTCCAGAGCAATTAAATGTTTATGAAAAACCTGTTTTAGATGCGCATAAAAATAATATGAATAATCCTCATAATGTTACTCCAGAGCAATTAAATGTTTATACTAAAAATGAAGTTGATTTAAAATCAGAATATATAAGAACGGAACCAACTACTGTAACAGTTGGTGGTATTAAAAAGGGAGAAACTTTTGACGGAACTTTAGCAGATGTATTTGATAGATTATTTTATCCATTAACAACTAAAGAAGATACTCCTATCGATATTAATTTAGCAGACGAGGGTGCAAGCATTCCTGTTTCATCAATAACACAACCGTCAAACGGTACAGCATCATTAAATAATGACGGGACAATAGTAACATATACACCAAATCAAGACTTTAACGGAGTAGACTCGTTTACATATACATCAGAAAACGGAAGTACTGGTACAATCTCTTTAACAGTTACTGCAGTAAATGATATTACTATAATACACAATGATACAGCTGTAATGGACCAAGATACTTCTATAAACATTGATGTATTAGCAAATGATACAGATGTTGATGGAACAAAAAGTTCAGTAGAATCTGTGACTAATGGTTCACACGGTACAACAAGTATTAATTCAGACAATACAATTACATATACACCGGATACAGGATATTATGGAACAGATTCGTTTACATATACAAATGTTGAAGGAAATTCTGGTGTTGTTGATATTACAATTAACGAAGTTATTAAAGAATCTATGTATTACGGAGTTTGGGAATATAATACACCACCATTAACTATAGATGAGTTAAATAGTGTTGATTTCACTAAAGACGATACTAAATCTAGTTTAGATGGTACTTATACATTTAATGCTAAAGCATATGACAGTGAAGATCCTGATTATGTAGAAGGATCTAATAATGGTAATGGTGCTTATCATACATTTGTTTATCCAAAAACTTGGACACAAATAGATGCGTCTACCGGTATAGTAGATAACTCTAATAATCAATCTGGTGGTTGGGAATACGACGCTGATATTACGATTGATGGTGTAGATTATTATGTTCTTAGAACATCGAACGAACAATACGCAGGTGATTATACTTATACAGTATCTTAATCTTTATAAATAAATAAAAGGTTACAAATGGCAGCATATACAGGTACAATACCAATAACAGCACCAATATCTCCAAGAGATACAAGACACAAATACCCTACACACTTTGACCAATTTGGTAAAGGTGGGTATCAGTCTGTTTTATCAATATCTGAAAGAGACACAATTACTACAGACCGTAAAAAAAATGGTATGCTTGTTTATGTTATTGAAGAAGATAAAACTTATATTCTTAAAGAGAATAATTGGGAAGAAGTTAAAGTACAAATAACTGTACAGTCTTTAGATAATAGTGTTATATTTAATGATGTGGAAAATATTAAAGTTGATACAGATTCTGGTTTAGGATTAAACCGAAATGTTAATGAAGCAGGAACTGTTATACTTACAGCACAAAAACCTTTTTGCGAATTTTCAGATTCGGCTGATAATAAAATTAGTGCTAACAATACAGATACAGTTAAATTTGAAGAAACAAATACAATTATTCCTAAAATCCAAGGAAATTCTATAGCATTTAACACTAAAACATTTAATTATAAAAGTACTACACCGTCCGTGCAACATATAGTAGAACATAATTTAAATACTGATTTAATTATTGTGAATGTATATGAAGTAAATGACAACAATACAAAAGATTACACAGTTATACCATATACTATATTGGATTTAAATACTATTGAGTTAACTTTAAGTGTTGCTAAAAATATTATGGTTAATATTATACCATTAGAACCTATATAAAATTATATACCAATTAATATTTTTCAAATGTATAAATAAAACATATTAAAAAGGAGAATATTGATGTCAACATTTACAGAAATACATGGTATATCACTAGCAGAAAATTCATACATTGAAAATATGCATGTGGAAATTTTAGAAACAGATCCAACAGCAACAGCAGCGGGACAGATTTGGTATAATTCAACAGAAAAAACATACAAAGCAACATCATATGATGAAGGCGGAGCAGTTGTAACAATCGTTCTTGGTGGTAAAGAAGAACTAGACGCATTTATTGCGGATTTAGCAACATCAACAGGTGCATCAAAAATTGGTTATGATGGTGAAACAGGAACAAATAGCAAATTTTCAGTTCAAGCAGGAACATTAGACACATCATTAGACTCATTGGTACAAGGTGTTGATGCTAACGCTCAAGCACTTGCAGATTTAGGTGACGGTTCACTTACAGATATGCAAAATGAAATTGATGCAATTGAAACAGGTACAGGTTTAGAATCAGATGGTACATTTGTATCTTCAGTAGGAACAAACTACACAAACACTTCAGCATCATTAAAAGCAGCAACTGAAGATTTAGATGCTCAAGTAAAAGTAAATGCAGATGCAATTACACAAGAACAAGCAGACAGAGCGGCGGAAGATATTTTAAAACTTACTAAGTCTGGTGACGCAATGACTGGCGAATTATCACTTGGTGATAACAGAATTACAAATGTTGGTACACCAGTTGATGATACTGATGCAACTAATAAAGTTTATGTTGATAGTGCTATTGCAGGTATTTCATGGAAACAACCAGTACAAGCAGCAACAGAAGCAAATATTACTTTAGAAGATTTACAAACTATTGATGGTGTTGTTTTAGCAGTAGGCGATAGAGTTCTTGTTAAAGATCAAACTAATCTTGTCGAAAATGGTATTTACGATGTAGTAGACGGCGGTGCTTGGACTCGTTCAGCAGACTTTGATGATAGTCCAGACACAGAAGTTGAAGAAGGCGCAGCAGTATTTGTTGAAGGCGGTACTACAAACGCAGATAACGGTTTCACATTACTTGGTAATGATACAGATGGTACAGATGGAATTCAAGTTGGTTCAGACGAATTAGTATTTATTCAATTTTCTGGTGCTGGACAAGTTATTGCAGGTGCAGGTCTTTCAAAAACAGGTAACGAATTATTTATTAACATGGGTGCTGGTATTGTCGAACTTCCTTCTGATGAAGTAGGTATAGATGTTTCACCAACTGGTTCATTATTTAATACTTTAGACGGTTCTACTTCAAGTACTGATACAGATGCTCAATTAGCAGTAAAACTAGATGGTGCTACACTTACAAGTTCAGCAAATGGTCTTAAAATTACTGATTCTGTTCTTTCTGATATAGAAGACGAAATTCAATTAGTTCAAAATGAATTAGATGCTACACAAACAGGCGCAGGTTTAGATAGTGACGGTAGTTATACAGCAACTACATCAGCAAATTATGTTTCTTCAGCAGCATCGCTAGATGCAGGTATCCAATCACTCGATACTCAAGTTAAAACAAACGAAGATGCTATTTCACAAGAAGTAACTGATAGAACAAATGCTGATACTGCATTACAAAATGAATTAGATGCTACACAAACAGGCGCAGGTTTAGATGGTGACGGTAGTTATACAGCACCAGCAAGTGCTACTTATATTAATTCTGCAAGTTCATTATTCAATGCAACAGTTTTATTAGACACACAACTTAATACAAACACTGATGCTATTTCACAAGAAGTAACTGATAGAACAACAGCAGTAGCGGCACTAAACAATGCTATAAATGCAGGAAACTTCACTTATGAGTCAAGTGCACCAGCAACATCACACACAATAACTCACAATTTAGGCGATGCATTTGTAACAGTTGCATTATGGATTAAACAAGATGACAATTCATTTAAAAATGATATTGGTCAAATTACACTTAATACTAATGATAAATTAACAGTAGATCTTACTGTTGCAAAAGATATTAGAGTAGTTGTAACAGCATCTAAAGACATATAGTCTTTAGATTCTACTTAAACACTTAAACACTTAAACACTTAAATAAAGGCTTATAGGTTATATTTTAAGTGTTTTTGCTTATTTTTATACAAAAAAACACCTTCTCTAAAAAAACTACTTCTCTAAAAAAATTTACATTAAAATAATTTTATAAATAATTAAAAAGGACATTTATGGCATTAACTTATGCGGATAAACTTAAATACTCAAAAATTATTAGAACAAAATTTGATGAAATTAAACTGCTTAAAGATGATTTAATAGCGGCGTTAATAATAGATTCAAAAGAAGACTACGATTTTACAGTAAATATTATATTTTCAAAAATATCAGTAATAGAAACAAATATAGTAAACTTAAGAAAAGAATTTTTTGGAGAGGTATCCTAATGTTATCAAAACAACAACAGCAAGTAAAATGGATTGATATTGTATTTGATAATCTTGAAAGATTAGAACTTAATATTATTCGTGGTATAGAAAATCAATCGTTTACCGAAGATTCATTATTTAAACTTCAAAATGATTTACAACATCATTATGGTGCAATTACAAATCTCAGAAAATCATTCGATAAAAATACTTTTTTTACCGGTTATTTTACTGAAAATTAAAGGAAATACAATGAAACTTAAATCAATTAGTCAATGGAATTTAAAAAATAAAGACGGAATAATAGTTGACAGCACAAACAATTTTAATATTCAAGAATTAGGTAATGTAGATTTTTCTAAACCGGGTATTTTAATTATCGACGATAATGAAGGTATTTGCTCTTTTATTGAGGATGACTTTGAGGAACTAGATGTGAATGGTAAGATTAATTTAAATAATTATAATGTATTTGTTTTTTATGGAATTATGTGTGCGTATGATCTTATAGCAACTATTCAAAAATATCCTAATATGAATATACAAAAAGCAATCATAGATATTACATACTCAGGAACAGTAGAAACAAATAAAGGTAATATAAAATTAAATGGTGTAGATATTTTTGAAATACTTTATGAAATAAATCCTAATCTTGATTATTTATTTTACACAGGTAATCAAATGAATAATCATATTAAAATTATTAGTGAAATTATGAGAAAATACACAAAATTAACTAATAAAAAAATAACAGACGATATATTATTTAAAACTCAATTTAGTATGAATGACCGTAGAAAATATATAGCAGAACACTTATTTAATATAACAGTACAATAAAAATATGAATTTAATTTTAAATAACAATATTGTTGAATTTACTAAAAAATATTTTTGGTATTTTATTACGGTTACTTTATTATTAATATTTGTGTTAGGAACTTCTGTTATAACAAGTGTAGATTCACATATAAATTATATCAATCATCAAATTAAGCAAAATATTATGGAATATGATGAAATAGATTTATCTCATATTTGTAATTTAAGTGAGTGTACTAAAATATACACGCCTACAGAAACATTTGTTAAAAAAGATTATCTTACTGAAATTAATTACGAAAAACCTAATTTTTTAAAAATAAGTAAAACAGTATATTTAAATAATTATCATCTTGTTTTTTATAATGAAGAAGCTAATGTTTACATAGAGAAAATATTTGGTCATCATATATATGATATTATTGTAAATTTAAGTATAATTTTTATAATTTTCATTAACATATTTTCTTGGTTTATGTATAAAGCATATAAGCGAGAAAGAAACGAAGCTATGATTACTAATATTGGTAACGAAGCTATTCTTGCTAATAAATCTATGATTATGATTACAGAAAATGTACACCATGAATTAAATACCCCTATAGATGTAATTGAAAATAAGATTGAAAAAGTACATCGTACCTTAAATCAATATATTGTGTCACAAACAGAATGGGCAGAAAAACATAATATGGATAAAAGAGAAACCGTTGAAAGCAGAAAATGGAACCAAAAAATAATTAAATTAGAAAAGGATTTTGATTTTATTCATACCAGTATAGAACAAATATTATCAGTCCTTAGTAAAATGAAAAACTTTAAAAATCTTAGATATTCAAATGGTGATAAATCTGTTTATAATGTTATTGAAGGAGCGTTTCGTATTATATCTGTATCATATTCTAATGTATCATATTATATAGATGATGAATTTAAAAAATATAAAATGGGCAAAGACACACTTAAAAATATAGATTTATTAAATGTACTTATTAATCATATTAAAAATTCGTTAGAAGCACAAGCTAGTGAAATTAAAGTTAATATGAATCCTAATATTAAAAAGAATATGATGAAATTAGTAATTACTGATAACGGTTCAGGAATTTCAGAAGAAATTAAAAAAAATGTTTTCAATCCTAATTTTTCTTCAAAACAAATAGGTGATAGTATTCGTGGAAATGGTATGTATTTAAATAAACATATAGTAAAAGAGTTTGGTGGTGATATAAAAATATTACAAACTAGCACCAAAGGTACGAGTGTTGAAATATCATTTAGGGTTAACATAAAGGAAGATAATAATATTGCTCATAAAATCAATAATAATGAAATTGAAAATGAAATTGATAAAATTAGAATCAAAAGTGCTAAAAATAAACAATATAAATACTAAAAAGAGAAATTATGTATGAAAAAGGTGTTTTTAACTTTACTATTTGTTGCAATAATTATATTACCTGTAGATGCGAAAACATCAGAAATACGCACATATAACTATATGGAAACTTATTTTCACGATAATAATATAAATATTAAAACCAAAACTTATAAAGGTTGGATTAGAGTTTTATTGTCTGGTACTAAAAGAAAACAATATCATTTAAATTTGTCAAAAAAACAAATTAATATATATACACACAAATTAAAAATACTACAAAATAAAAAAATAATATATAAAAATAATAATATATAATATTTTTTAATTAAAAAGTATTTAAGTACAGTTTGTGTAAAATTTTACAAGTAATTAAAATTAAAAATTAATAAAGTTTGTGTTATAATAACAGTAATTAAAAATTAATACTTAAATAATTTTACAATTAATTAAAAATTAATAAAGTTTGTGTTATAATAACAGTAATTAAAAATTAATACTTAAATAATTTTACAATTAATTAAAAATTAATAAAGTTTGTGTTATAATAACAGTAATTAAAAATTAATACTTTGTTTTTAGCTAAGTGTTACAATTTGTTACAAAATAAAAAGAATTTGTAAATTTATACTATTTTAAGTAAAAATTAACACTTTTTTAGTTATAATAATATAAATAAAACAATAAAAATAAAAATAAAAAGAATTTGTAAATTTATACTATTTTAAGTAAAAATTAACACTTTTTTAGTTATAATAATATAAATAAAACAATAAAAACAAAAGGAATTTAAAATGTTTACATTAAATATAAAACATATTATTGTTACAAATACGAATAAACAGATTAGTATTCCAACAACTGAACATAATGAGAATTATGAACAGTATCAAAATCAAAGAGATACCTTAAAGATTTAATTAAAGCGCTTTTAAAAGAGAGTTTTAATTAACTCTTTTTGTCTAGCGAAATTCCTCTAGAACTTGTTCAAGTTCTAAAATTTCCTAAAAACAAAATTAGTTATAATGTTAAAATATACAGAAATGTATAATGTGGTTACTAAGTTATCCACCATATTGTCTTGTAGCTCAAAGGAAGAGCATTCGGCTGATAACCGGAAGGTTGAGATTTCAAAATTCTCCAAGACAACCAAAAAAAAAAATAAATGCCGGTTTAGCTCAGATGGTTAGAGCGACTGCCTTGTAAGCAGTAGGCCTGGGGTTCGAATCCTCAAACCGGCACCATGACGCTATAGATTATTGGTAGATCACCGTACTTTCAATTCGGTAGGCCGGGGTCAGTACCCGGTAGCGTCACCATTTGGATAAGAGGCAACTATTGGTTGGTTGCACCAGACTGTAAATCTGTTCTCAAAAAGCGTTCGCGGTTCGATTCCGTGCTTATCCACCATATATTGAGGTATAGTATAATGGCATTACATCCGACTTTGACTCGGATAACGGGGGATCGTTACCTCCTACCTCAACCATAATAAATGTTAAATATTTTGCTCTGCTATAACACAACTGGTAGTGTATCGAGCTGTTAACTCGAAGGTTCCTGGATCGTACCCAGGTAGCAGAGCAAAGTATTTTCGTAAATATTAAAAATACTAAAAACAAAAGGAAACACTATGAAGAGTGAAAAAATTATAGTCGTTGCTTGGGAGTTTGATTAACTCTTAGGATGCGACTTAAAATAAAGAACAAATAATTTTTAAGTTGCATCCGTGAGTAGAATTGGTTAGTACACTCCGCTTTTAACGGAGACTATGTGGGTTCGAGTCCCACCGGATGCACCAATAAGCAGGTGTTACTCTAGTTGGTCGACGAGACCGGACTTTTAATCCGGCGTGGATAATATCCCCATCGTAGGTTCAAATCCTACCATCTGTACCAAAAAAAAATATATCTAGCATAAAATGTAAGTGAACTTAATAACAGTCACCTATCACTTACATTTTATGGTGAATATAGTCTAATGGTAAGACGCCAGTCTGTGAAACTGGTTATTCCGGATCATTACCGGATATTCACACCAAAAAATAGTAGCGTGCCTGAGTGGTCCAAAGGAGCCGGCTGATAACCGGTGACATTTATTGTCTCGTCAGTTCGAATCTGACCGTTACTACCAAAAAATATGCCGAATTAGTATAATAGAATTATTCTGCTTTTGTAATGCAGAGACAGGGGAGCGTAACCTCTATTCGGCACCATAAAATTTATAAAAAAATTTAAGTAAATGTTTGTTATAATACAACATAAACAAAAAAAGGTTAAAAAGAATATACAAATTCTTTTAAGAATATAGTGTTTTTAACACTTTTTATATTTCAAAAATATAAATAAAACAATAAATAAACAAAAAGGAAATACAGATGTCAAACATATTAAACAACTCATTATCAGTTATGTTACCTGTCGGATCGTTTAGACCTATGGCATCTGTGGCCTTTATACCTGCTATATCTAGTCTGGATTGTGATTTGGGTATATGGGGAAACTTACCAAGCATTAATTAAAACTTTTAAATTCATTTTTAAGAGCTTTAATTAGTTCTTAAAATGTTTCAAAAAGAGTTTTAACTTCGTTTACTTCTTAGAAAGTACAACAAAAACAAAACTTCAAAAACTTTTTACTAACTATAATTTTTATAGAATACTAATGTATTCTTAAATGGTCCTATAGCTCAGAGGCAGAGCGTTCCGTTGTCTGCGGAAATGTCGAGATTTCAAAATTCTCTAGGATCGCCAAAAATGGAGACATCAACCGAAATTGGTATCGGCCTGGTCTTGAAAACCAGTCATCGGATGAGTAATTCGATGTGTCGGTTCGACCCCGACTGTCTCCTCCAGATTTTTGTCAATGAAGACATAAAAATAATATATGGGTGTAGGAAAATGGAAATCCGCTACTTTTGGGAAGTAGAGATAGTGAGATCGATACTCACCACCCGTACCATTAATGGACAAGTAGCACAATTGGTAGTGCCATCCGCTCATAACGGATAGGTTGCTGGTTCAAATCCAGTCTTGTCCACCATTAAGTAAAAATTATGGGGTATAGCTGTGGGCAGCAGATTTCTTTTGCAAGGAGATTGTTTTAAGTCGGTTCGATTCCGATGTACTCCACCATAAAATGTCAAAAAATGGGCTTATAGTATAATTGGGAATACGCTACCCTTGCAAGGTAGTATTCGGGGTTCAAGTCCCCGTAGGTCCACCATAAAGTAAAAAAAATATATGCCCGATTAGTTCAATGGCAGAACACTTCGCTTACATCGAAGAGACGAATGATCGATACATTCATTGGGTACCAAAAATAAATGTTCACTTAGCTAAGATGGTCTAAGCGTCCGGTTGAAGCCCGGAAGATCCAGGATCGTTACCTGGAGTGAACACCATTATTACAAATGTTAAAAATACGCGGGTATGACAGAATGACATTATGTGCTAGTCTTCCAAACTAGATACCCCGGTTTGATTCCGGGTACCCGCTCCAAATAAAGGTAATAAAATGAAAGATGAAATGAACAGGCCAAAAGGTAAGTACACTGAAACTTTTACAAAAGTTTATAAAGGTGTAACATACACAATGACAGAAACAACTGTTATCGGAAGAGATTCAGAAATTATGAATTTTCAAAGAGAATATAGTCCAGGCATTAAATACCCAATAACATTTGAAGAAATGTAAAACACTTAAAAAAAGTACGCTCCTATATGCCAATCGGTAGAGCAGTCCGGCTTAGACCCGGTGCAGTCTCAGTTCGACTCTGAGTGGGAGTACCAAAAAATTATAAAAGCGGACATGGCGAAGCTGGTTGAAACGCAACGGACTTAAAATCCGTCACAGATAAGTTCACATCGTAGGTTCAACTCCTACTGTCCGCACCAAATATAGGTCGTTGGTGTAATTGGTAACATTACGGATTCCAAATCCGTCAGATGCAAGTTCAAATCTTGTGCGACCTGCCAAAAGTTAATAAGTTTTTAAGTAAACTTTAGTTATAATAGTAACATAACAAAAGACACTTTATAAATAAGTGTAATTTTAATAAATATGCCGTCGTGTATCAACTGGATGATAAACGGTCTTCTAAACCGTAGCGTAAGCTTATGTGGGTTCGAGTCCCTCCGGCGGTACCATGGAGACGACACCTAAGGTAGGTAAAGTGATTGCTAATCACTGGCTGGTAACACAGTAGTGGGTTCGATTCTCACCGTCTCCTCCATTTGTATATTATAAGGCTACTTTCAACAGCAAAGTA